TATCTTCATACAGCTTCTCTTTTTCCTCTAGATTTTCTAGAAGAGAGTTAGCCTTGAGCAGCTTCATCTTGTCTTTTTCAATGTCAATTTTCAAGCTTGATACTTCATTCCTAATTGCAATGCCTCTTTCTTGTAAAAGCAAGTACTTGTTGGAATATTCGTCTAATTTATTAACATTCATTTCATCTAGCTTTTTTGCAATTGTGATTTTGTTCAAGCTAAGCTGATTTAATGCAATCTTAACTCTATTTGTGTCATCCATCGCGTATCTAGCATCAGAAACAAAATGACATTTTTCTTGAAGTTTGTGACTGCACGGAGCAGACTTTAACAATTCAATTTTTTTCTCAATTATTTGCTTTTTGGACTCATGCTCTGTAATTTTGTCTTCAATTTCCTGCAGCCTCTGTGCAAATTCACTTGCAATTTGTTTTTTACTATTAATGTCTTCAATGTCGAAGCCATCAACAAAGTTTTCAATTTTCTGTAAAAGTTCTCTTTCACCAATCATCCTCTCTTTTTTCTTTTCAAGATTGATTTCTATTTTTGCAGCTTCACTTTTAACAGTTTTAAGCCTTCCTAACACTTGCCTAATATCAATCATCTCTTCTGGAATAGATCTAATTTGATCATGTATGGTATTTAAAGAATCTTTGTGGCCTTGCAGAGCCATAACGCTTTCTTCATTTAATCTTTGTCTATTTAAAAGCTTTGTTTGAACTCTAGCTAACTCAGCGTTGGATTCTTTTATTTCCTCTTCAAAATTACGATCAGACATCTTTCTAATCGCGCCTTTGAGGTCTCCAGATTCATCTTTTGCTAGCTTAAACTTTCTCTCGAAAATCTCCAAATCAAGAAACTTTGCTAAAATTTCTTTTCTTCTCGTTGAACCTTCATTAATGTAAGATAAAGATTCTAGCTGGCTAGCCATTGATGTTGTAAGAAAATCTTCAATAGTGCCAAAAATCTTGCGAATATTTTTATCAGTCTGCATTCTGGTAATACCATTAAGACTGGTGCTAACACCGGTTGCATTATCGTATACATTAAACTCTACATCGGTCTTTGCTTCGTCCGTTTCTTTACCCTTCAGCTTTTTAACATATTTGGTGCTTTTTCTTTCAATGTTGTAGGTCTTGGTGCCAATATCAATCTCAACGTAACCACGACACCAATCTTCATTTTGGTTGATAAGGTTAAAGTTTTTTCTGTTGTTTTTAGATGTTGTGTTGTATACTGTATATAAAATACTATCAATGATGCTTGATTTACCAGAAAAGTTCTTTCCTAGAATACCAACAATTCCCTCCATTTTAGAAAAGTCAATGCAGTTTGACTCTCCATAATTAAAAAGATTGTCCCATTCAACTTTCTTAAGCTTCCAGCTAATATTACGCCTTACGTCTTCTTCATCCTCAACGATAGCATTAAACTTTCTATTCATGTCAAACACTTGTTTAAGTGCATCATCACTGGGTTGGTAGTCTTTTAAATACTCATCGATAAATTCTTCCTGCACAGCAATATCACGAAGATCTTCCTGAATTAATCCATTTGTTAGTTCCTCAACAGATCCTCTATCACCGGCAGATTTATTTAAATAAGTGATTGCTTCAGGCTTAAATCGCACTTTAGCTACATCGACGGCGCGGCGAACGACATCTAAAGGTAGATTATTCTCAGAAATAAGCCGCAATCTTGCATTTTTTTGCACTTCAAGCTTGTTAGGCAACCTTCCCTTAGGCGTCAACCTAATAGTAATAAAAGGCTTAGGATTACGTAGAATTATATGCCTACATTCAAAAGTATTTTTATCTTGGATATCCCAAATTAGAAAACCCTTGTCGTTACTTTCCCCGTGGTTTTGTTGTACCGTCGAGCCCGGATAACGTATTTTTCCCGCTTTGTCGAGGGCTTGATTGGTTTTGTGTATGTCTCCAAGAAAACCATAATCAAAATTATTAAAAATGTTAATATCATCTTCGCCGTGCTCCATTGTCCAGCCAGTATCAGTTTTTACGCCGCTAATCGAGCCATGATACAAAGCAATATTAATTCCCTCGTTGCAGGTGGGATTCTGCCAATTGTCTCGATCAAAAACTGAAAGGACGTTAATAGTAAATTCATCATCTAGTTTAGTTTCTCCTGAGTTCTTAAGTAAATATAAGTTTGGATGGTTTAATGCATCAACAATCGGAGTCAGTGCATCCTGACGACTAGAATTTTTAAGATTTCCGTCATGATTACCTAATATCACGTATGTTGGTGCAATATTTGCCAGGCTTGATAGAAAATTAGAACACATATCAACAAACTCTGGACTAATTTGCGTTTTTGTATGTGCAATATCGCCACAATGAATAATATAATCAGGCTTTTCTTTTGTTAGTTTTGCATACAGCTCTTCAAAAACTGCTCTATATTCTTTATGATACTTTAAATTTCTAATGTGAGTATCGGCTAAGTGAGCAAACTTCATATACGTTCCTATGTTTATTAATATAACAACAATATTTAAATATTCATAATTTTATTAACTAATAAATTATCAAAATTAATTTTTTGCATTGTTGATTTAAGTTTTTTAAATTCTTCTTTAGACATTTCACCAATGTCTTCATACTTTGTTTTTTTAAGATCTATTTTGTAGGCCTCGATGTCATACTTTAAAAATAAAGATAGTAATTCAGATATTTTCTTATCAGCATCTGAATCTAAAGCAAGGCATACGGTTGTATCGTTTCTAACAATCTCAGACAATAAATAAGATTTTTCAGATAAAGTTGAGCCTAATAATGGCACGGAATTATCTCCTGCTTTTACAGCGTCAAATACACCCTCAACAATTGTTATAGGCTTTAAAAAATCTAGGTACAGGTGATTAAAGATCATATCACTAGATAGAGATGGATTTAAATACCGCCTCCAATCTCTATTATAAGTTCTAGCCACAAAATAATTTAAAGTGCCATCTAAATTAAATGATGGGAAAATAACTCGACCTTCATACTTGCCTGTACTACAATATCCTATCTTCCATTTAATAATATCACTTTTTGTAATACCTCTAAAACGTAAATAATTTAAGGCATAAAGAGATGTTGGTGGTAAATTTTTATTCGCTAATGATATAAATTCTTTTGGTAATGTTACATTATTTACTTCTTGCTTTTCTTTTTCAAATAGCTTTTTCGAAAAATCTTGTATTTCAACTTGCTGTGTTAACTTTAGCCAATTTTTTTTATTTAAATTTGTTCCATATGTTTTAATGATTCTAAAAATATTTCTTCCAGAAAAATTACATACCCAACACTTAAACATGTTTTTTGAGACATTAACTGAAAGCTTTTTTTTTCTATGTTCACATTTTGGACAATGAAACATTAATTGATTTTGACCTTCAAAAAAATAAGATCCTAGAGTATCTTTTAGTATTTTTATTTTTTCTTGCTCTGACAATCTATCCAACCAGCTTGAGCAATGACCCAACTGTCAGCCATATCAAAACATTGTGGCTTAGGGTTTCCATGCTTAGTATAAGCTATAAGAACATCTGGTACATTGTCAATTACATACTGTATAACAACTTGTTTTGCTTTTACTCCCTTGGGTACTTTTATACCACATTTTTTTCTTGCAGAGGTAGCAGCAATATATTCAGGTGTTACTTCTAATATATTATAACATAGCCACGAAACAACACCATTAAAACGAGATAATGTGGATAATGTTTTGGCTGATGAGAATCCACTTCTAAAGCTTTGCAGGGATTGTTCAATGTAAACTTTTTTTATCAAGAAAATATCACTCAATTCCCAAATTTTATCTTTAACAATTTTTGATTTTTCAAAAAAATCTTTATATTTTCTCAAATCCCAGGCATCGTTGTGAATAACACTGCCGCTCTCATCAATAATTGTCACACCAGTTATACTTGTGCTAATATCTAAACCTAAAATCATTTAAATATTATACTATATATCTAATTTAAGTTTAAATGTATAACTACGCTCTTCTAATTTTCTAACTGGATTCGCTAACCCAGCGACTGCAATTAAATTTTTATCTTTATCATATATGCCAATTTTAGAAATGTAAGTTACAGGCTTAAAACTTGAGGTATAATTTTTATAACTACTTGATACAATGTTTTTTATTTTTAATTGCGAATCTTCATGATATATGTCACTTGATGTAAAAGCAAACTTTGAGCCACTCAGGAAAGTTGGGTTTGTTGAAAAATTTAAAAAATTTTCTTTAGCTTGCGCGAACATTGTAATTGTATCAATATAATTTGTACCATTAAACGCAACTGAGTAACTTGAAGCTGTTGAATTATAGGATGCACTTGGTGCAAAGTGCTGCCATGAAGCTGTGAAAAAATTAACATTTCCTGAAACATATTGCTCGGTGTGTGAGCTTAGCGCTGCACTTGACGTCAATAATAAAAAGCCCTCGTTATATAATACACTACCTATAACGTGACCTGTGGTTGACCCTGTGGTTTGTATTAAATCACCGTTTCTGTTTATATCAGAAGCTTCTGCAAGGAGCGTCCCTGTTACATAATATTTTAAAAATACACTTCCCTTTTTTATACTTGAGCCATAAAAAATTGATGGAACACTTATTAAATTAAGAGAGCCGCTAGCTTTCTCCCCAAAAGAAGAAGAAAAAGCATATCTAGGGCTAAGTGGTGTATAAAAATCTAGCGTACTACGAAGAGAGTTTAAGACTCTTTTTTTTCGTCCAGAAAAAGCAGTTCCAAATCTTTCAATATGTATAGCTGAAGTCATTGGGTATGTTCCAGTGAGAGTGCTACCTAGACTAAAATCTAAATTAAATTTATCGGTAGATATCGTTTTGAAATTTATAAACGATCCTTGCTTGGTAATAAAAGGATGAATTAGCTGACTATCGCCAGCGCTAGCGTGTGCAGCTCTGTTGACGTTCAAATCATGTAAATTTATATGACCGGAAGGAGTATTAGCGTTTTCTTTGCTTTGATTTTCATCATTTAAATAATGAGTGCCACTATAAATAAAAATCTCATACTTAGGATAAGTCTTTATACGATTTCTAAAAATATCTTCTTTATGAAATTCAAAAAAGTTTCCGTACTGAGTTGTATGCCCGGGCATGATATTACCTCTTATTAGTAATCTAATCTAACCCTTAAAGTCAATTCAGTATTTGGATCCTTCCTAATAGGTTCTGATAATTTAGCAACTGCCATTAATTCATTATCGGGAGAATATAGGCCGATGGTTGTTATATAGCTAACTGGTAAGTCTGTAGCTTGATTTTTTACAACTAATTTACTAGAATTTAAGTAAGTTGGGTTTGCACTGTAATTAAATTCATTATGGTTGACTCTGCAAAAATATATTGATGAGTTAAGTTCAATAGTATTATTAAAATCTATGTCCTCAATTGTTTTTCTAAAGCCATTTGCTAGTTGATCAATCGTCATTCCAATTCTAGCTCCAGTCATAGAACCAGTGCCAGAAGTAGTGCCACCAGTTGTAAATCCAGTAGCTCCAAATTCATTGGTAAAGATTGACGCAGTTAGAACAGCAATACCTGCTTGATAAAAAATTAATCCAACACTATTAGAGTTTGCGGACGAACTAGTGGATGATTTAAATAAAAGACCATAATCGCCAGCTGGTGAAACTCTAAATTCATTAGATGCATCATAATCGCCGATTAATCTTTGTGCTCCTAGAACATCGGCATTAACACCATGAAAATCATTACCTGTATATAAATTAAGTCTAAATGATCCTTTTTTAATTTCATCTTTAACTAAAAGTCTAGAAAAGTTAACAAAGAAACAATGATTCATAATATTTAATGAATCATCTAATTCGCCATCTGCATCAAATTTTCTTATTTGGCTATCAGTTGTATAGCCCATAAGCACTTGTGCCATTTGATTATAAATATTTAACTTTTTAGCGTTTTGTACAGTTGCAGACGAAGACGCTGCAGAACTATGACCGTAAGTCAAATCAAAAATATGATTAGCGGATGAACTTAAGAAAGGATAGTCATATATAGACTGGAACATGCCATGAGAAAAAGTTTTAACATTGCTGTGCAGTGTATACGTGCCGGAGACAATACTGCCTGTAATCGGGATTGCTTCGTGAAGTAACGTTCTCGTTGTTTTTTGATCATCCCCTAACAAATTTTTAAATGATTTTGCCATTTTTTTTCACCTTGTATTTTATACTATGTTATTTTAATAAAACGTATTGGTATATCCAATCTAAACCCAGTATTGACACCAATAACGCGCACTGTGCTGTCTATATAATAAGTAATCTTATCGGTAACACGAGTGTCCATTTCGGACCCTGAAGATGGAAAACCTAATATGTTACTAGTTTTATCTGTATCCTCTGAAGAACCCATCTGGTTAAACAAATAAGTTGATTGCTGAAGTTCTTGTGAGGCATGAATTCTAAAATGAAAAGTTGAGCCTCTAGGGCCTGCAAAAACTTGTGGATTTGAAGAAGCAAGGTTCGATATTGTAGGATCTTCCAATATGTTAGTAGCAGAAGGAGCATTATTAGCCCCTTTTGGATTAACAAAACCACTTGATAGATAATAAGTAGCAATATTGTCATCATCAATAAAATTAGTTGGTGCTGGAATATCTTGTGAATCAAATTTTACTCTGCCTAATCTGTAATCTAATTCAACAATAAAAGCGGTCTCTTGTAAATCAGTATCTAAACCTAAGCCCGGGCTCACCTCTGATGAATTTAAGCCATGATCTACTCTTATCAAGCTTCCTCCGGGCGCTCCCGGATTATCAATTCCAACTTGACCTGTTGACGCGACGAAGCCCTGTATTACACCTTCAAGTTGGCTGTCAAAGCCTGACTCATCACTACTACCAACCTTTTTTTGGTTTAAAAATCGAAAAGTATCTTTATCAACAGCTATATAAAATTTGTTATCAAGCTTATCTGCGCCATTACCTCCATATTCAGCACCATATCTTTTAAAAGTTTTCGACGGATAGTGTTGAATTTTTGGATCTTGATTATGAGCTTTATCGTTTTTATTTAATTGTAAAATTGGCATATAAAGAATATTAGTTCGGTTCATTGACACCAATTTACTTTTTAAATTAGAAGAGTTATTAGCAAAAGCCTCCAATAAAGGTGTTTGCAGAACTTCCAAATCGTAGTAAGCGCTGCCTGATGGGTGAAGTTTATTATAATTTGCATAATTAATTTCATCGTCGCCTAATGCAAACTTACTTATTTTAAACGAACCATCGCCTTGAGCTAATCTAAGTCGACCAGTATCAGTTAACACTGCGTCGAGAATAATATCACCTGAGTTATCTAAAAATGCCATTTCTATGCTCCTCTAATGTATAAATAGTTATTGTTTTTGTTTATGATAAATGTTTAGAAAAAATGTGTATTTTATTCATTTATAAGATCACTAAGCGTTTTTTTCCCTAAAGGCGCGAGAGTCATACCGCTTGGCGGCGTCTTCGCTGAAGAGATGCCAGCCAAGGCGTCGACGAGCGCGTTTGCTTGAGTCGAAGTAAGTTCAATTTCTTTAGGTAACATTTCTCTTCCAAAAGAAATATTAATATCAACTTTTTTACCAGTGCTTTTTGATGTTAGCCTAACTTTAAAACGGCGGCGTTGATCAACTGGCTTCTTAGAGGAAAAAATAGAATCGATTGCTTCTGAATCTGAAAAAAATATTTGTTTATCAGTGGGCTTAATCATTAAATATTTTTGACACTCCTTTACTTGTTGATAATCTTGTGGTGGATCTAAAGAAATTGTTTTTATTATTGGCTTTACTGCACCTTTTTCATCTATTAGTTCAACCTCGTATACAGCAGAGGGGTTAGAAAAATGACCGTGTATATCTACTGTTCTAAAAGTATAATAATATTTTCTATTAGGCTGTACTAAATCATCAAACATAACAGTTGATCCTTGAATCACAGGATTTGCAACATCTAGAAAAAAATCTTGATATGATGTTGGTCTCTTATCTATTTTGAACATTTCAAAACCAGAAACTCTGTCATCAGATGAAAATAATATTTTTCTATCAGCCGAAAGCTGAGCTTCTATCATTAAATTTTCTTGATTAATATCACTATTTGTAAGTCTGACCATCTTTTCTCTAAACATATCAGAAGAAGCCTGCAATATTATTTTTATCCTGTCGCTTTTAGCTCTGTAGGGCACAATATTTACATCAGGCGGAACTGGCGGCGAATCAACAATTTTTATTTCTGGTGTTGAAAAAAGTAAATCTTGTATTAATTGTATAGATGGTCTAGTTTCAGCATAGAAAGTTGTATGAAGCATCACAGAATCTCCTTCTAAATGCGAAGTTGTGCCACCATAAAATTCACCAGGTAAAGTATTAGGGTTTATTAAATTTTCAGTGTTTCCAAAAGAATTAATTGCATCCGCATCACTATAGGTATATTTTGCGCCGACGTCATCTTCAAAATAATAGCTATAACTTTCACCGTAAACGAGGCGACAAGCATAAACTTCATATCGATAAGTTGCATTACTAGCGTACTTAACTTGTGTGTCGACAAATTGTATATCCTTAACTTGTGAATTATTTGGAAAGATAATATTTTTTATTTCTTTTTCCACACCCGATTTTATTTCAAATTTTTTAATTAAATAAAATAAATCTTCATTATTTGCTTGAGTTCCAGCGACTATATCAATGTATTTTCTTCTGCTAGATCCATAAATACCTACCACTTCACTTTTTATAGCTTGAGCGAATACTCCATTAAGCCATTCAGCCTCATATATGTCATATTCATCTGAATTTTTGAAATATGTTATATAATTTCTAGCATCAGTCCCAAGAGAATAGGGGAGAGGAGCACCCGGTATTGGATCTTCTTGACTTATCCAATTCATAGGATTGCCGTTTGAATCATATAAAATGTCCTCTTGAGGCAGGTCCTGTATATCATTTGAAAAACTAACTTTATCATATAAAAGACTAATAAAATCGATAGTTTTTTTTGTTGTTTCTGTATAAGCTATATTGTCTGGATTATATAAAGGTAAAATAATTTTTTCACTAATATTAGTAGCGTTTAAATATTCTTTCGCCTCTACATGCTCAACAAAAGAATAATTAACAGATTTATTATTGCGAAACTGATAAGGGCCACTTCCTTCTGTTTGACGAGCACCAAATATATTTTGTGAACCTACAATTTCTGTTGCTACTGGATTAGAAAAATGTGCTTCTCTTAATATATCTCCTAATCCTGCTTTCTTTTTTGATGAAAAATTCATCTCAAAATACATTGGAAAATAATCTTTATATTTGTTTACAGCGTTTAGTGTTTCAATGGATCTTGGGCTAAAAATTAAATTTGAATTTATATACTCTAGTGCTCCCAGTTTTGTTGTTGGTTCTATACCTTCTATATAAGAATCATGAATAGCCTGAGCATCTTGAATTGTATAATACGAAGTTGGATCGGCGCCGCCTATTTCTTCTAAAAATCTAATAATGTAGTCATGATACAAAGAAGACATGTCAGTGTCTTCTTTCGATTTGTTTGCGCGGATCATCTTAATTAATGTTTCGCCAGAACTTAGATCTGTTAAACGGTGATTGCCATAAAGACTAATAGAGGCTTCCAGTGGATAATACTTTAAAATTGAATTAAAAGTTTCTGGCGGTGCGCGTCGGGTTACCGGCAAGCCTGAAGGCAGATAAAAACCATATAATAAAAAGTTTTGCAAAGTTAAACTTTTCGGAGATCCACCAACTGTAAAGCCGCTAGGGAAAAAACTGTTTATTCCATCATCCCCACCGTTTATAATTTCGGTCAATGAAAAAGATGTTTTTTCCGTTAATGCATGGTTATTTAAAATACTTATTATTGAATACACGTTTGGCAAAGCATTTTGCAAACGAGAATCTGATGTGAGATCATCGTATCTTTCTGAAAAATAACTATTATTATAATATGTTTTATAATCTGCATAAAAAGCAGGACCTACCGGATCGGTGCTCTCTAGTTCCTCAGGTGTAAAAGGATCATCGGCCTCATGTACATGGTCTAAAAATTGTTCGCCTGATCTTATAATTGGTCTTAATAATTGACCATTTTCTCTAACAATTCCATATTTTGTTAAATAAGTCCAAAACATTTGTAGTTTTTGCTCATTTACATCGTCATAATTTTGTAATTCACTCAATGGCACATTACAGCGCAACATCATTTTTTTTCTATATATGCCGAAAGGAAGATTAAAAATACCTGCCGCTGTAAGCATGTCAATTTCTTCTTGCGTGAGTTCGCCATCAGGCTGTGAAATATCCTGAGTAAATGGAACGTCCACAAGCTCCTCTGGGTCATCACACTCGACAAGATGAACTGGCTGATTGAAAAAAAGAGTTGGCTTTGGATTATTATTTGTAAAAAAAGAATCAGTAGTTTCTGGTAAATTTGTATGATAATCCCAGTGTTTGCCAACTGCAGCCCTTACAGTATCTTTACCTTCATAAGATAAAAATGTTGTACCAAGATAATCAACATAATTTTGACCAAATGTTGTGCCGTCTGCGCTTTCTTGCAAGTCTAAAAAGACGGCGTTATCAACAATTAATCTTTTTTTACCTAATAGTTGTTTTGATGACATTAATATCCTCCACCACCGCCGCCGCCGCCTCCGCCGCCACCACCTCCGGTGCCGCCTCCACCACCACCTGTTGGTATACTGACAGCAGGGGCCGCCGCTGGAGGTGAAATAGATTGTTGGCTAGTAGATGGCGCTTGTTGAGATGGGGCAGGTCCAGCTGTTGGTCCGGGTCGCCTACTTCGTCCTGCAGGAAGATCAAGATTGGCATCTCTAGTATTTGCGCGTCGATCTCTTTTTCTTGCTTTAATATCACGTTGTTTTTTTAAATATTTAGATGTAGAAGAATCGTAAATTGGATATTTTTGAGGAGGCATGTTTTTTTTCCTTTATGCGAATATAATAAATAGTTAAAAAATATATTTTAAAAATAATAGTAAATCTTATGGATATATATTTTCTGGCAAATCATCGGTTTCTGGATCAAAGCCCGAATTCAGGGCCCTGCGCGGTTATATTAAGCGACATGGTATCTATGTCGGCGGTGATGGACGTGGCTGGATTGTTGTCTTGAATCACACCCTCACCGGAAAAATCATACTGGCCGCCGACCAGTAAAAAATATCTATTTACAACTGGCAGTTTATATTGTTTAGTTGCCGATTCATCATAGTAAACTAGCCTACAAAATAATGTCGCGGAGGCGGGGCTTGAGGGTAGGCCGCTCGCGTTTTGTTCATAAATTTGTCGAGTTAATAACTGCCAAGATTCATCATCGTCTTTTATAGGCTTATAATATGTCTCATAATCTCCAGGCACAAAAACATCATCAGGACCCTTAAGTGGGAGTGCTTCTCCAGCTTCTGCAGTGTATGCTGTAGGGCCGGTATAATATTCCACTCTCATTAATAGGTTCATGTTTAAAAATGCGTATGAGTCTGAAAAATTTATATAATCTTGATTTAATTGAAATAAATTATCGCCAGGATCCGTATCATTAATTAAGCTGTTAATTTTAATTATATTTGGTAGGCTAGCTTTAGGTGGAGGTATTTCCCGGACGTCTGGAGAATTTATAAACCTAATTGTATTTTGTTCATCATAATATATATCTTTGAAATACAGTGAAGTATCATAGCTTTGGTCTGAAAAATCATTAGGGTATTGTGCGACCAATTCATTGGAGCCCACCTCAACAGGTGTTAAATCTTCAGATATAGCACCTGCGAATTTATTAAATGTTTGATTATAACCAACTTGGGTATGCAATGTCAAGCCAAAACTACCAAATAAATTTTTATAAAATTCTTTTTTTACAGGCTCAAGGCCTGCAGGTGCAATATCTGATGGATCAGGACCAATTTTATTTGGTACAAAATAATTTGTTGTTATATCAGCATCATTAATTTCCTCTTTATTGTACACATAATCTAAAATTGACAACACAACTCTTTCTGTTAAATCAGTTTGGTTAGGTGTTAAAGGATCCGTGCCTGCGATGTCGGCACCCGGAACGAAGGCGCTATACATAAAGCCATAGCCATTTTTGTTTGTCTCCATCTCTATAATCGAAGGAGATAAGTAGGAATATCCAGTTCCAGCTAATGTATTATCGCCAGTAGGAGGTTCGACATTTAGAACAAAAACTTGATCATTAAATCTTTCATCATCGACAGCAGCCTCAGATATTTTTAAAGCGTCTAAACGACATCTATTTTGATAGTGTAAATAATGATAGGAAGCGAGCCCAGGTAAGGGGCCGGGGGAGGTGGGAGTGCCTATTGACAAATAATCTATATATATATTTTTACTGTTAACTGCTGTAAAAATTTCTTTTGGATCATTAAAAACGTGTTCTTCTTGTATTATCGTGGCTGCTTTACCGTGAATATTGGAAAAATTACTAATATTATAATTACCTCCAGCAACTTTTGAAAGTTCGCACCCTTTTTTAGAGACTGGTGTCTTTGATAAAACTTTTGTCAATCTTTCGCACATTTTTTTTGCAATCTTTAAAATATAAAGAATACCCTCTGGTGAGCCGGTAGTTGGATTTACCATAGCTCGCATGTAATTTGCAGCCTCTTGTATATTTGTTTCATTTACGTTATCTTCATTTTCAAAAATTTTTGTATAATGAACTATTAAATTTACAAGATCAGCGCCGTCGATGGGATCTAAATTCCATGGTTTATCAGGAAATTGATAATTAGCTGCATGCTCAAAGCCTGAGGTAAAAGCTCCATCTTGATAATATTTCACTCTTTTTGCTGTGATATTAGGCTTTTCTAAATAACTGTAGGCTACGCTACCTACAAGTTGACCAGGGCCAGCTGGCGAATTAGCTTGAATATATTCAGTTGTTACAACTTGTCCATCTATAGACTTTAAAAGAACGCCTGTGCTAGCTATTTCATAATATAGTTCCATTCTTTTGGATGCGTTTAGCATGTCATTTAAAAAATTTCTAATGTATTGATATGATCCGTCTATAAAATCTAAATTAATTTTATACTGATAATGTCCTGCTGATTTATTTGATACGTCTTTATCTGTAAAGCCAAAATTTCTTATATGGCCCGTTGTGCCTTTAATTCCTGGAACTCCCGTGGGCTTTACACTATTTAAAAAATCTACATTAGTCTCTTGAAGACTACCGCCGCCTTGAATTCCAAGAGATGAATAAAAATTATAATTATCGCTTCCTCTTGCTATAACCTGGGAAGGCTCCTCTAGATAAGTGTCATTTTGAAATTTTTCATAAATTTTTCCTTTTAATTTTTTATGCACTCTGTCTCTTAAAACTGTTAATCTTTGTATGCTAGAAAACTCTAGACAAGATTTTAAAAGTGTCTTTTTTCCATATTCATTAAAAGAGCTAAAAAATAACGAATTATTTGTTAAAAGAGATTTAAAATCAATAAAAAACATCCCTCGGGCATTATTATCATGATCTCTAGAAATATATAATTTTGAAAATTCACTGTCATTATCATAATGTGATGACGCATCAAGCTTATCTAGATATTTTTTATTTTGTTTTTCAAAAGGGCTTATTATATTCTTAAGAATACTTTTGTTCATAAAATCGCCAGCGCCAAAGAATTGTTGGGAATATACTTGCGCCACAGTTAAAAAACCATCAAGATCTAAGTTTTTATCAAAAGTAAAGTTTTGTATTTTTGTATTTGGAACTTTTAAAAGCCGCAATCTTTCGTTTTCTGGCCCTGAATGCCTCTGACCCACCATCCAGCCTTGATTTGGACCATAACCTCCATTACCTGCATAACCAGATGGATCTGGTCCAATAATTTCACCTGAAAAAGCCGAACTATCTATATGCACATGTGCGGGACCATTCCAAGCCTCCCCATCATCTAAATGAAATTGATCTCTTGTTTTTGTAGTCTTGCCATTGAGAAAAATAACCTCTGTATTAACTGGGCCCAGAGAAAACAAATTTCCGTAATCTATAAAAGGATCCGAACCGCCATAATTAAAAACTTCTTCATAACTATTTTTTAAATCATCAACAAATAACGGAGTATTAAAAAACGTATAAAAAAGAAAACCTAAATTTTGATGTTCATTAAAAAAGTGATTAAACGGAATTTGAAATGGAATTGCATAATAAATTTTACCATTTATTATTTCTTGTCTAGTATTTCCAAAAACTTGAAAAGCTGCATTCTCCATAATGCCGCCCACGCCGATAAAATTATCAAGATTCAAAGTCTTATTGAAAATGTCACCTAGTGCTGAATCAATAGATAATCTATAAGGAGGTGGAGGCCAGGTGTCAAAATAAAAGCCCTGCAATAGCGGATCATTTCCAAAAATAGTGTTTAGGCCCGGCGCTTGTATTTTCTCAGCCTCGCCCGAAGCGAAGTTTTTAATTGGTACCGGTCCATGGGGTAAAGGTGAATAAAGCTTCTTCGAGGCTCCTGGTAGGTGTGTGTTAAGAAGAATGCCTTGTATATCAGGATGATCCATAGCCCATGGACTTATAGGCTGCGCAACATTTGAAACATATGTTTTTTCTATATCGTTTGCTGATCCAGGATATAGTTTTTTTACATTATTTACCCCACTAAAAGGCACGAACTGTATATAAATATAATCAGTAAGACGAACCCCGAGCACGTCTTGCGCTGTAGGATTAAAAAATGGATTTTGCAAAAGTTTATTTTTTTCTTGCAATATTTCTATATGCACAATAATTTTATAAGCATCAGTAAAATCTGGATGATTTTCTATTACAACTTTCTTGCAATATACATAAGGCAAAAAACCTCCTCCTGTTACTGAATCAAGAAATTGTGTAGTTACGCTCATTAGCAAATTTCCCCTGGTACATCTTCCGTATCATAAATATTAAACGGAACCTTTTTATGTTTGTTTAAAACATCTTGACAAATAATAGATCTTCTATCGGCAAAGACACCCATTTTTGTGTTTTCTGGATCTAATTCACAAAGCACATTTGAATCAATTTCATCATCAACAAGAATGTCAAAATAATGTGAAGCATAATTTATATCTTCTTGTGGTACTTCAGAGCTATAATAGTCATCTGCATTATTCAACTCTAAAGAATTAGAAAAACGTAGGGGCCTTAAAGCTTGAATTGTTTTATTTCCTTCCTTCTGATCAATTATTTCAAAAATCTCTATATCAAAATTTTCTTTTTGAAATGGTGCATTATTTTCAATTAGCTTCAAGATTATTGTAAAATCTTCTTTTGATGAACCAGGTGCGATAATATAATTTGCAAAAGAAGGAGCATCTAAAAGCTCTTGAGCTGCTGATGCTTGATCTGCTGTCATTTCTTGCATTTTTGCTTTTGATCTTGTTTCTAGCTGAGGTATTAATAAAGTATTTTTACCACCAGATTTTTCCTCTAAAGTAAGATGTTTAATAGAGCTAGATATGTGTCCTTTCAAAAACCTAACTGTCCACGATGGAGAGTATTCCTTATTTATATCAGAAGTGCCAAGAGAGCGCGGTAATAAATAATTTTTTTCTGCTGTTTTTTGTAAAGTTACAAAATCACCTTCAGCGTGCTCTGTTAAATAAGCTTCATAAGAACTGTTAAACTCTTTTTCTAAAGATGAATAAGCTGCAGGTGGCTTTATTATTGGTGTTTCTTTGATTCTATCTTCAGAAAAGTTTTGATTTTCAGACACGCCGGCTTTATTAGAGTCATACATTACATTGTCATCAAAAAAAGAATAATATACTGGCTGAAACTGCCCTTTTGATAATAAGTGCCTACCAAATTGAGTAAGCTCTAAATCAATTACATCTTCTTTTTTATCAAAAAATTCCATTATTTTTTTACCTCAAATTGAATATCTATTTTTGCTGTTTCCATCATTGAAAAGAAATCATATGGCCAATTCGAACCATATACATCTTTAACTTGTTTGTTTTTAAAGAAATCAAAAAATTCACCAACTATGTTTTGATCAGCTAATATATCACTTTTTTGCTTAAGTATTGTTCTGTTAATTTGTTCTTTTCTATAATTACCATAATCTTTTTTTGCTCTCTGCTTAACTTTAAATACCATAAATTTCAAATTTTTATAAAACTCGGCATGATTTTTAAAAGGTACTTTAAAAGTTCCTGGGTGCACAACGTTAAAAAATGGCTGTGCTAAAGTTTCTGATGTTGTCGCTAATAATGGGGATAAAAAGTTTGTAATACCAAAATTTTCTAAAGCTGACCCTTCAAAAACATCTTCAAATCCATGTTTTGGGATAAAGGAAGTGTTTGCTGGTGAATATCCTGGTCTAATAAAATCAGAAATTTTTATTTTTTCAGCATTTTTAGCACTATGTGGCATTATACCCTGATATATATCCAATAGATCTTGCTTGTCAAATGTATGATTCATTTCTATCAAAATCATTTGAAATGGAGGTACAGATTTATTATGCACAAAATCAAATTCCGGAGGTAAAGAATAGCCACCATGATCAGAAAAAACTGATAGCTTAGAAATTAATCTTCCAACATCTGTTTCTTCAAGCATTTCGTGACGAGCAGCTTCGTTGCCATCACCTTCACCAATGAAACTATTTAAAGCGCCTTTAGAAATTTGTTGAAGTTTTTCAACCATGTGTAAATTTAATATATTTTCCAGCAAAGCATCATGAATTGGTAAAAAGTGTTTACCAGGAATTAATTCACGAGTTGTATAAAGAGATCTTCTATCATATATACCTTCAGTAAAATACTCTTCCTGCAAATGTATAATAATTTGTTCCTCAAGATAAGGTATTAAAACAATCCCTTCTTTAACATTTTTTTGCTCTGCAATTTTTCCAATTGGGTATGATTTTTTTTCAAATCCTAATTTATCAGTTAGAGAATCGCTTTGTGCAAAGAATGAGGATTCTATATTTTCAAAATATTTTGAATCATCTGTTGCGTCTTGAAAAATAACACTTTGAGGTACAATATTTTCTCCGCTACCATTCAAGGAAAAATCACTTATTTCCATGTATATGCCTTTTCCAGATGCAATATCTATTTGTTTTTCCTCAGAATAACCTAATCCTGTCATTGATTTTGTAACTTTATCTGAATCATATGGGTCTATTCCATAACCACCCCATAAGCCGCGGCCTGTTTTAAAATCATGAAAAGAGTTGCTAATTCTTTTTGGCGTTACTGAAAATTGAGCGTTTTCTCCAGGTAAATTATTTTTTGTTTTTTCATCAACGAAAGAAATAGAAGAAGAAAAATCTAATACTGGGCAAACCCAATGTGGCGCGACGTACCAAACATGATGTGTTTTTTCTGAAGCAAAAGAATCGTTTCCAACACTTAAAAATTGACTTGTTTGTATTTCAACAGGTGAAGATAAAATTTCAATACTTGCATCTGTTTTCATTCTAACTAAAGACCCACTCGAAACTGAACCTGTGCTTGGCGTAGTAAGGCAAAGTGAGTCTGTATGTAAAATGTAATTATTGATAGTACTGCCAGTTAAAGTTTGATTTGAATACTCATCTAGATAAAAAGAATTATTTAAACTAGCAACGACCTCTGATAGATTTTTTGGTGATCCGACACCAGTATATTTATAAATAAAATTGCTTTTACCATAGAAATATGGCGGAGTGTAAGCGTGGTAAGCTGGATCTTGTAAGTTAGCAGCAAAATATGATGCATAATCATGCTTTGCAATTCCTGCATCTTTTTTTGATTTTCCTATATCTGGTGTCCAGGTTATAGTGCCAGAAATTCTAGGAACTATTTCAATTGGAGGTCCATATATGTAGCCTCTCATAGTTGAGTTTCTTAGGAAATACCCTTTGTCAGTTGCTAGCTGATCAAATGCAGATTGTGGGTTACCAATTCCGGCTCGACGTGGACCTTCACAAGAAACTTGATGTTTGCCCATCCTTAAAGACAAGTTCATAAAAAAGTTAGCGCCATTCTTATAAAAAGTATTGGCGCTTGTTTCAGTTAAATTAGAAAGCGCTACAGGAAGTTTTGATCCATTAACATCTGCCAAGAAAAATTCCATTGTTTCAGATAAGAAATTATTTATTTTTTGATAGTACGTTCCAGCTTCGACTCTAGCCATACCCGTTTCGCTATTTGGAATTTTAACTTTTGGCTCACCTATTAAATATTCACCTTGTGTGTACGATGGCTTGCCTTCATATATATCATTGTGTCTAGAATGTGCTCTATCTAAATCTACAAAATCAGAAGGTAAGTGAATAAATGGTCTTTCACCCTGAGTTCCTGCACCAGCTAAAATATTTCTTACAGTGTCTTCTTTAGAATCGTATAAAGCCTTAAATGGAAGTTTTAAATGAGGTTTTGAAGTTAAAATGGATGGTATACACCTAGAGCTACCCATCATGTATAAACCGCCATGAAAAGAAGATGATATCGCCTCTGGCTGCATACCAAATTCTTTTTTCTGTGTAGCAGATGATGTATTATTGGTAACAAAATCATTTGGATAATAATATTTAACTGATCCAGTATAAATTGGATAATTAACAGCTATGCCAGATTTAATAGAATTATATAAAATACCAGGCGCCATAAAGGGCTCAAGTAACGCTTGAAGGTGAGCTTGTGCTTGTGATCCTTGGCCAACTGGTATCTGATCCATAGCACCTTCATATCCTTCAGCACCAGTCCAATCTTTTTTAAATGCATTACCAATTTGCAAAGTACGTAAAACTGGATAGAATCCATTGTAAGGCAATAGTTTTTTAATTGCTGTAGCTTCAAAATTAATTTGTTCAGGAATTGTTCTTACATCATCTTCAAAGCCTAAGCCCTGTTGTGTCATAACGCTAGAAAAATTAATCAACGTATCAGTGTTTGCAAATTTACCATCAAAAGCAACGTTAATTTGATTGTTTTTATAAGTAAACTTATCTTCTTCGTTTGTAGATATCAGTTTAGCTCCTGAAATATCATCATATTCATATCTGTTTGTAGATTTTTCAGGAGTGCTTCCGCTAGCGCTTGAGGTGACTTCTGCACCATCAATTCTAAGAAAATTAGGCTTGTGAATAAATTTTTGTGTATCTGCCTTAAGAGAACCTAATTGTACATTTCTAACAAATTTGTATTTATTTCCAACTTGTTCCTTAATAAACAAATTATCATTATTAATAATCGAAAATTGATATAAATTAGTATAAAAATCTGCATGATCTGAAAATTTAAATTCTGGCAGAATAGAATGATCTTTACCTAAAAGATCAAAATGAGTTGAATAATCAGAATAAGAATTATAAAAAGGATCTCTTTCTCTAACACGATTAGTTACATAAAAAGGAGTGTTGTAGGGGAAAGTATGCCTATTGTATTGCATTGATGCAGTAGGATATCGATAGCCTTGAAATGCATCATTATCTAAAGATCCAGTGCTTCCGTTTTCTGTTGCAGCAAAAAAATCACCTGCTGTAGTTGAGCCGGCTGGGCCCCGGAGAAAAGTTAAACCTGAGGCTGTAGGAAATACATATTTTCCAACTTTAATTGATTTTCCGGTGCCTGGTGTTGTTTGTTTAAATGTAACTGTGTTCGCACTTGCAGTGGCTGTAATATTTAAAGTAAAGCCATTGCCTGTAGCAGTAGTGCCATTAATAGTGCTAGCTGCTCTTACCATGATTTGATGATGACTTTGACCAGTGGTAGTGATGCCATCAAGTCCAACAATAATAACAAGAACTTCTTTACCGTCGACGGTTCTAATTCTTCGAGTTCCATCTGCAACAGAAAGATTTTTATCAAACATATATGGAACACGATTTCCTTGAGCATCTTGAAGTTCAAAAGTTCCACTGTGACAATTAAGCTTGCCCATGGTGGTGCCTGACAAAATTAATTCTGATTGTGCTGCGGCTGTGGAGTTTCTCCAGAAAAATATGGTTGGTTTGGTGCTATATACTAATTCTCCTGCTGAGGCAGTTGCCATAACGGATAATTTTCCAGCAAAGGTACCAGTGTTAAAAGCTTTAATTCCACTGGCACCTGATTCAATTAGAATATTAGAGCCTGCACCGTTAAAGGGTGTCAAACCAATATGTCGACCTTGCCCACCTAAATCAGATGATAAGTACACATTGCTAAAATCATATACATCATCTCTAGTATCTAGTGGCCAAGCACTTAATAAAGATATGGGATAAGGCTGGTACGCAGTTCTTTGAAAGAAGGCTCCAGAGCTATAACCAGCAGCTACTGGATTAACAACAATACCATTTGTTGTATATTCTACCAGGTGAGTAGATATTGAAGGCACAATAAAAGTAGGGTTGGCGCTAGGATTAGTACCTTTAGCTACATTAGCTAAAATACTCGAAGTTAATATTTTTGTTCCATAACTAGGAAATGAATTTGGATTAGAACCACTCAGTTGCCAAAGAGATGAAGATATTAATTGTCTAGAAGTTGAATTTGCAAAGCTATATTCTTTGTCAGGCTTAAGTGTTTGCAAAGTTTCTATGGTATTTAAAGCCACTCCGTCAGTTCTTACGCGTGTGGTACCATCAGATGTTAAATTTCTTGCCCTACTAGGTTGTGAATTTTTCCAAAATAATCTATGTGTTGCGGCATCATAGCCATTTTTTCCAAGTCCAGGCACTTGTTCATAATCACCTTTTTGTAGTTTGAACCCTCTATACGAGTTAATGTCTTTTGGATATAAAGTTTCTGAATAAACAAAATTACGACCTTGGTGTTTTTTAATTAAATGAAATAGTTTATATACTTCATCATTACTGAGAGTGTGTGGTGATATTTGAGAACCTGTCTTAGGATTACCAGAAGCTAATTTTAAAAGGCTATTAATATTTTGATTAGAGAAATCAGCAATTTGATTCATTAAAGATAGTCTTCCTACAAGAAGTCCTCTTTCATATATAAAAGGTGAATGCTTTGTTGTTATAACTGGCTCATAAAATTGTGCCAACACAGGTGTCCCTTTATCAATAACGTCACCAGCTCCCTCTATAATCGTCTCGTTTATAACATCAAAAACATTTTTGCCAAAAAGCTCATAATGTGAATAATATTTATCATTATCGATAGAATCTCTTAAGTTTTTTTTCCTTTCTTCTAATTTTAAAGGATTAGGCTCTTTAGTTTCAAACGACATTGTGTTAGCTAAGCGCAAACTTCTAGCGACAGGATGATTAGCGTTTCGATATTGCTTCCAAGAGGGGTGTTGATATGGTCCGTTTCGATTTAAAAGTATGCTATTTAATTCACCACCTTCAGCAGGGTAAATTGATTCAATACTATTATTAAAATATATGCCTGCTGTTTTTTCTTGATTGTACCCTAATTGATTTGTAGAAGCAGAAACTGGGTCGACTACTAAAGTGTTTAAGCCTACAAAATCCACTTTAATGTTATTAGAGCCTGTAGAGCTGGCGCTTATAAAATTTAATGATCCGCTTATTGCCATTTTAAACCTTTTCCTATTGTATAATTAGATTATATATTAAATTAACGACGCTGTTATCCATCTTGTTTGTTTATCAGTTCTTGGAATCATATGAGACACAAAAGCGTTATCGAAAGAGGAAGCAGTAATTGCTGTCATTTTCGAAAAATCAGATGACGCGCCAGTTAGTTTTAATCTTTCAATATTATTTCTATGATATTTGTGCTTTGCAGCATCGCCTGCTAATTGATAATCCAGGGCATTTATTGTACCAGTTTTTTCTAATAATGTATTTCCAAAAATTCTAGCTGATGTTGAGCCAGTGCCATGTGTGCTGGCACCAAACTGGCCACAGTGGGCTTGGAGCTGTGTATTAAAAACTATTCTTGGTGATAAATTTTTATAATTTAATGCATTATAAACTGAATAAGTCTCATGGGCCGGATCTAAAAATCCTCTAGTTGTTGTTTCAAAACCACCGGGTGAACTAAATCTACTCATTATTCTAGTTCTATTTTTTATAGTGCTTCCAGATATGAAAGATCTATCGGGTAAAGTAAAATTACGAAAAGCTGATAGGCTAGTTCTGCCCGTAGTCTCGGATGCAGGAGTTAATAATATTGTTTCTATTTTATTAATTAAGGGAATTTCAGGATGAGTTTGTGTTATACTGCCAATATTTTTAACAAAAAATGGGTCGTTAGCTTCCGGACTTACTGTGTTGATGTATTCATATCTATTAAGAAAGTTTCCTGCTACTGTAGGTGAACTTCCTGTCATATGAATATTCTTAATATTAATTGGGCTTTTAGCTAGGTTATCTCTGCTTAAAGTTGCATATGGTCGATTGTGATCATCATAAGTTGGGTGTAGAAGCTTGAATGAATTTTGAAATACATCTCCATATAATGATTCTGTAGTAGTGCCGGCCTTATAAATTCTTACGCGATCGATAGCAAGATCACCTAAATGAGATATTCCCGCTGTGTATAAAAACCTTATATAAAAACGCTTTCCAATAAAACTATTTAAACCATCATCAGGCCCAAGTGCTGCGGGCGAACTCATATTTACGCCAGCTGCAGCGACACGGAAAGCCTCAGTTGGTGAAGTTTGTTGTTGCCCGGAGATAACATTTGAAGTTGTAAAGTTAAGGCCAGATGAATCGTACCACCTTACATTCAAATTTTTTACACCAGTAGTAAAACTAGAATCTTCGCTAGCTTGAACAACTAAATTTCCTATGTGTACACCATGCATATGATAAAGGAAAGTGAATAATATTCTAGATTCAGCTGAAATATCTAAAAAGTCTATCAGAGGTGACACTAACGAGAATGTTTGACCAACCCTAGATGGCAGAACTTCGCAATATGCATAGCCATTTGACCCAAAAGAACCGCCAGAGGGCCCAGTTCCAGCAGAGGGCGTAGGGCCTGATATAAACGACCATTGATTATCTGCGCCTACACCATTTTTCCAATACTCAAAAGGACTTGGGTCGCCAGTTGCAGAGCCAGCTGGCAATGGAAGAAAATGTGTGTCTTCCGATGGTGTTGTAGTAGCAGTATCAAATGTTTGATCTAAAATATCTTTATCGGCGCTTAAATCTAAAAACGGCTCTATATGCCATCCTTCTGCCCTATTTAAGTCATTATCAGAGCCCTGATTCAGTTTGATGTGGCGATGTTGCATGCCTCCAACATATTTTTCTGTGAATGGCCCCTGCATTGGTATTTCTGCATCAAGTCCATATTTGTCTTCATGGATGTTAGCAAATTCAATTTTTGGCATTGTACCGCCAACGTATGAAGATCTATAGCCAGTGCTTATCGAGGATGAATACATACTAAACGGAAGCAGTAAGGTTGATTTACCATCAGTTGGTTTTTTATCTGCGATGCCTGTTCCCAATGAGTTAGAGCCAGACAATTCAGTTGCTGGCATTGTAAGCACAGTGCTTAAAAAACGTTTTTTGTTTATTTCATCAGGAATATGTTTATCATTGCAATCCACTTTTGGTAATTCATTGTCGGCATCAATATAAATAAAATCGTCATCACTTCCCCACTTAATAATACCTTTATAAAAATCGTGTCTGTTTTGTTGTTGTGAGTTTGCGCCAGATTTTAATTTTAAGCTCCTATCAGAAACTAAATCATGTAGTTTTGTTAAAGAACGATCATGATAATAGGATTTTAAATATTTTTCGCCAGCTTGTGTTTTAAGCACCGGCAGAAAAGCGCCTGAGGTATCAGTATTATAAACTTTTAGTATTGTATTTTTATCATTATCGACTGCTGTAACACCTGATGATAAAGCATCATCACGCTCAGCGCGCTCTTTCCACCATAAACAATTTGTATTCTGATTAGAATTTTGATTTTGATTTAAAGGTGCATGGCCAAATTTCCAATTGTACTTTAATTCATCTATTGCCTTAGCTGATCCTATAATATTTTTATCTGACAATTCTAAAGTGGGAAATTTTGTAAAATATTTATTTCTTTCTAAGATATGACTTTCAACCATATTTCTTAATAGTTCTACTGTATTTGCTGAAGCTGGAATCAACTGACCAATCATCATTGTTACAGCATCATCAATCCATTTATAAAATTCTATAAACTTTTCTAGATCTATGCCAGTCTCAACTCTTTCAAAAAATAATTGTTTAAGTTTTTCTAACGTTTTGTATCTAGGCCTATATCTATTGACTGGCTCCCCAATTAAATTGTTAAAGCTTGTGATTGATGCAAAAAATCTTAACATCTCTTCAGATATAATCTGATACATGCTTTTTTCAACTGATAAGAGGTGTTGAACGTAAGTTGTGTCTCTTGTGAAAACAACATCATCTTGCTTATTTAAAATTTTGATCATATCGTCGCTATTAACAACTTCAGGTAATTTTTGTTTTGCTGTTTGTACAAACTCAACATCAACAGCTTCTTCTCTAAATGCAGCACCAGAAGTAAAAAAATCTCCTCTACCAGTGTAATTTTTATTTATAAGAGAAGATATATATCCATAATCTGTTGTACTATTAGAGCCAGATGAAAAATCATTTATTAAAAATTGACCGTTTGCATCAGAGCCTGTAACATTATCAATAGTCCAGTTAAGAAATAGAGTTTTTATTTCAGGAATTTTAATATTACTATTTTGATAGTTTAAATCACTACTTTTAAAAGGATCTTTAGCGCCATAGGTTTTAGAATTTTTACCATGAAATCTCATAGTTTCATTATCAATATAATTGTACCATGCGCGTACAGATGATATTTTTACGTCTGAATAAAGTTCGACACTTCCAGTAAAATGTTTTCTTGCCGATCCAATAAATATTCTTTTAGGGTTTGTAAAAAATTTAGCTGCTTGTGCTGTATTTAATGAGCCAGTAATAATAAACTCATTTTGAAGTTCATTTGACAGAAAGTTATTTCCATATAATTCGTATATGTAGCCAGAATTTAAATTTCCAACAGCGCCGTCAACAAAGTTTGGTACTGAGATATTTTTTGGCCTTAACCTAAAAGCTAAATTCCATTTTTGATTATCATATATACTCGTATATAAAGTAGATTTTAAATCAGATAGTATGTTTGATGATCCAGAAGTTATAAGCGCTATTGATGCGTCCTTTTCATTGACGCTGTTCTTTAAGGCCACAATATTAAAATTGATTGTATCATCCGATGCAAAAGCAATATTTGTATCTGATGCTGGAACAGCATGTAATCCAAATAATGATGATGTTAGGGAAGGAAAAACTTCAAAATTAGTATCAACAGCTAATTTTCTTTTTGGAAAAATAATTTCTGCTTCGATTGTGAGGGCGGCGCCGCTCATTTGTGTTTCTGTTATAGCAGGTATATATGATATTGAATTATTCACTGATGCATACTTAAACTGATATGCAGTCGCTGTAAATGAATTATTATAATTACCATTAGATTTAAATCTTGTTTCTAGATCATCAAAATCAACATATTTTTTTGATAATGCAGTGTTGGTAAAATTATCTTTAAATTCATACTCATCATTATTAGCATATAAATTAAGCTTTATCAGCTCTTCATCAACTCCAAAACACCTTAAAAAGTTTCTTAAAGATTTAAAAGTTCCTTTAGATTTTTGTATATAAGATAAATTATTGTAAATGTTTTGATATATTATATTTTTTATTTCTTGTAATTTTTTTTCAAAAAGAATTTTTTCATCTCTTTGCAAAAACTGTGCTAGAGCGGAGGCATGAGAAAAAAGCTCTGGGGCGTCATATCCTCTAGTTTCTAGCAATCTATCTGCAAAAGGAAGTGGCTTTTCATATAAATTATCATCAGGATAATTTATGTTTTTTAATTCTGGTATTTTTTTAATTTGCAAATACAAATCATCTAAAAAACTAGCCATTATTTGTGTTAGGTATTTTAAATGATTTGACTCTTTTTCGTCCTCTTCAGCTATCCAGCCAGGTAAAGATTTATACAAAGAAGCGGCATTAGAATAATCATGCATCTTACCAAGTTTTTTCTTATTTACTATAAGTGATGCAACAGCTGGGTGTGTGGCATATAATATTGGATCTTTAAATTCTTTAGTTGCTGCTCCTGCTAAAACCATTGCAGATTCAGTGCTTCTAGAATTTGCTGCCGAGTAGTTTTCATAAATTCCATTGGATATTCTACCAGAGTAGTCTAAAATGATAGAATCAGTACTTGGAATCGCTGCAATCCCTTCATTAAATTTATAATATATACCTAAATCAACTTTGTTTGTAATGTCATCATATTTTATATTGTCAGTGTTGGTACCTCCTGCAATTTGATCTCTCCAAAATCTACCAATTTGCTTTGCATTTCTTTCTGTTTTCCAATATCTAAATTCATCAAATGATGTACGAACAATATTTCCCCAGCCGGCTCGGGTCAGCTGCACCTTGCCCGGGCCGAGCTTTATCGGAGCGGCCAAGGCGCCTATTGCTCCAACTAAAGTATTGTCAAACGCGGTAAATGATTTGTTTGTATCTATTTCAGAAATATGTGTACCATCAACAAATAATTCTGTTTTAGTTCCTGTCGATGTTTTTTTAGCAGTCAAGGCGTAATGATGCCATAAACCGTCAGCTATATCTGTTAAGCCTGTGTTATGCGAAAAAGTATGATTAACTGAACCTGAATTAATTTCTACATATACTGTCGATTTTGATGAATCAGCAACATACATAATCATATAATTATCGCTTGCTACTGACCCAGTTGTAATATTACTAAATATAACTTCCCAAGCATTTGGGGTTTGGCCTGCCCAAGCATCTTTTTTCATCCAGCACTCTACAGTAACACCTTTTTCTAAATCAAATTCTAAGTTGCTAGTTCTTTGAGAGCCTGTATCGTATATATTAGCTTTGGATATTCCAGACCGAGCTGTGCCTGCCCCTAAAGGACTTTTGTAATCACCTCTTGGGTCAACTTTTGGTGCTCCTTTGAATGAGATATATTGTGGCAAGCTACTACTATAAATATTATTTTGACGAGTACTGGTGTATGTATGAGATGCACTATTAACAGTAACAAAGCCATTTGTTCTTGGGTATTCATTTTCAAAAATAAATAAATCTAAATAAGTGCTTTCATTTTCCCATTCAATTCTTTCTGCAGCAGAGCCATCATATGGATATGTTTGATATATCCTTTTTATAGCAGTGTCATAATATTCCTCGGCTAAACCAAAGCGAGCGAAATTTGAAGCTGTTGTAAAATCAACATCTGGAAAAAATCTTTGACTTCTTTTTGAGTAAGCCTCAATAAACCTGTTAGATTCTAAATCTTCTCTAAGATTGTCTTGATTTTTACTTTTAAGAAATTTTAAAGAGTAACCTTTATTAAATAAATCTTTTATGCTCATAAATATTCCAACTATACATTATATATCTTCTACTCTAAATTTAAATTCTTGTCTTTGTCTTCTCCACTCACCAGATGAGTGGTAATAAAGACGTATTCCATACATATAACCGGGCTCTAAAAGTGACATGTCAAGATCAAAATAACTACCAGAATTATCATAAGACAAATATGTATGTTTAGTCGAGCTACCAGTAGAATTGTTAATCACAGTATGATTATCAACAGATCTAAATATTTCGAAAGAAGCACTTGGAACAATTAATTTTTGTAGCTCAGTATTGGCCACAGTATATATTGTAGGTGAAAAATTTCTTGGCCTAGTAAAAACTCTAAATCTAGCTTGTTCATCTGAAGAATATTTAGAGCGTAAATTAGTTATTTTTGTATTAAATGTTGTAAAATCATCAGACATTAAAACACTAGAATTATTAAAATTATTTACTTTAATTGAGCCTGTTTTATATTCACCACCAATACTCCCAGACCAAACATCATTTAATACTGAAGAGGTAGTATTTATAGATATTTGTGCCTTATATACTCCAGTGCTAATTTTACTAGCTGTAGCAGTGGCTAATGCATCTCCTGTAGGAGAACCTGCTAAACTTGATGAATATAAACTAACAGTTATTGTTTCAGAACGTGGTATATCCACCAAATTTCCTCTTATGTAATTGTAAAGATACAAGTTATTTAAATTATCTGATGCTGGAGCAAGAGAAGAGCTTGAGAAAAAATATCCCCTATCATCACTTATTCTTGAGTCCCATCTAGCTTCAAGCACCGGTCTTTTAAAAAAGAACTCACTTGTTCTAGAAAAAAATCTTTTTGTATAAAAACTTTTTTTGGCACCATCAGGATTGTGTGGTATTTCATCACCATCAAGACCAGATGAGTTAGAAACAAATCCTTCAAAACTAGATGTTAGGAACACACCAAAGCCATAATTTGATTTATTACCATCAATCCATTCCTCAACAAAAGGAGTAACATCAACAATCAAGTCTTCATCTCCGTCATTAAATGTAAAAGTTTTCTTTGGCATTGTGGAGCCAGACACATAAGGGCCAGAGATATGATAATCGCCACCAATGTTTGCCCACCTACCATCACCGCCTGTGAATGCATCTTCAAGAATTTTAGTTCCAGTAAACCCGTTTGTAGCTGCTAGTACATTTGCATGGCCATTTCCTATTATACCCGGATTATCAAATTCTAAATCTATAGTTGCTCCACCACCAGTTCCTGGCGCAGTTGCTTTAATTTTAAGATCAGTGGTGTTTACAGAACTTGCATCGCCATTGCTAAAAGCAACATTTACATTTGCAGTTCCGTTAATTGCATCAGCGCAGGCAGCGGCACGTTGGGCGTCTGTCAGTCCATCGCGGGCAATATAATATATATTTCCTGCGGCGCCTGCATTAACAGCTGTTACATCGTGTACAAATTTAAACGTGTAAGTAACTCCGTCGCCTCCCATGGCTGTAGGAGATGTTAACGTAAATGTATGGTCATTGCTAACACCTGAACAGTCAATAGCATTAATCAACTTTGCTGCTACAAGATTATTATTAGCATTAAACCAATTTGAACCTTGTATTCGATCTTTTGTTTTATCACTGTAAGACTCCATATCTAAGCCGTAGCCCTCTTGCCAAGACTGTGATACAGCTAAAACATTGAAAGTATAGTCTCTTGGAAGTTGCTCTGAGTGCCTTGCATTGAACATTCTTAAATAAAACCTTGCACTTCCTGAGGCTGGTAATTTTCCAGCTGCGCGATCGGCAGAAACACTGGATATAGGAAACTCTACTAATACACGAGACAACTCAACTGATGATGTAGTTGATTGACCATATATAGAAAAAACTTCTAATATGTCAGAAGCACCCATATTTGAACCTGTAGCTCTAACATTACGATTTAGTTCAAATGCATTCGTAATTGTATTATCTTTTGTTGCTAAATATTTTTTTATAGCCATTATTTAATAGTTCCTACAATATCTAAATTTGAAAATTTAAGTTCATAAACTGCGTTTTCAGGAGCATATAAAATTCTACCGTCAGCTGATATAAATTCAGAAGTATTTAAAGTTTCGTCTGAATATCTATCTCCACTTAGATTTAGTATTACAACATCAGTCACGTCAACAATTTCATCTAAATTATTTAAACGATCATAAATTTCTGTTATGTAAATTGGCTCTGCAATATCCATTTTTTGATCAAACATTTGTTGTATTTCGGTGATGCCAGCGTTTAGCGCATCAAACTTATTTTGTGAATAATCAACTACTGCAGTAAAATTAACTCCTATGTTTATAATTCTTGGGTCTAAAATATCGATTGTATCATTTATCATGCGATAATGATTAAGCCATACTTTTAAATTATTTTTAACAATTTGATTTGTCGTAATATAGTTTCCATTGTTATCTTCCGATAAAACATAAAGATTTAAATTTCTTTTGAATGAATCTTGATCTCTTAATACTTTACATCTTTTAATACTTCCAAACTTTGTTGGTAATCTGTATACTAATGCTTCATAATCATTAATTGTAACAGCTCTATTTTGTGAAGCAAAAATATCATTTACTCTTTGTTTAAGCTCATTAATAGTTGGTACTGAAACATCTCCCATGATTGATTTTTCATTTACTGTTTCAATGCTATTTTTTACTAAAGTAATTTTATCAGTATTATCTGCATTTGGTCCAAAAATAAAAAATGGTTGTATAACTTGATTAAGTGCCTGTGAAGCAACATTAACATTATCAATTGTATTTGTTCTATAAGTTACAGTTAATGTTGTGTTTGCAGGTGCAATACCAAATTTATCTGTTGTTAAAAGCTTTGAAGGATCAAAACTATCATCTTTTTCATATTCCCTACCATGCATTTTTAAAACAACATTTGAGGGATGTGAAATATTTTCTGTTTTTAAAGTGCTCTCAGAACCATATCCAAACTTTAATGTTGTTTGGCCAAACTTATTAAACACAACAAATCTTCTTGGTACAGAAGTTGTAACTATTTTTTCGGGAGCATAGCGACTACTTTGTGTATCTTTGTTAACAACGGATCTAAAAATTGTATCCTGCGATAAATAATCTACTTCAAAATACTCGTGCCCCTCGGTGTCAACAACAGAAACAATTTCAGTAATATTTGGGTCTGATAAAGTAGCAGTAAAAAATCTTCTAAACTCACCAACTGTCACCAATTCTTCCCTAAGTTCTCCAGAGATGACTTTTCCGTAAGCTTTAACAACATAAGAGGTGACCTGACCATCATTAGCTCTTGATGTAGCAGTTAAAATTTCATTATCTGGATGAGAAAAATCAACGTCATCAACTAAAGTAAATATCTGACCTGACTGTGATGAAAGTTTTGAATTTTTTGCTAAAGTTGGTAAATAGTTAGTATCTGGCTGTGTAGAATTGGGAGCAGTTGGAACAAGAATAAAAAAAGTTGAGACACCAAATGAATTTGATTTTAGAGGCTCTTTATAGCCTACTTGTTCTCCTTGCCTCAAAACATTATTATATTCAATTGATGTGTCTAGAAAAGACTCATTGACTTGATAGTCTAAATAAAACGATAATACATCACCAACATACGATACAGTGTCAAGCATTAATGAGCCAAAAGAGGCTTCTGAAAAATCTTGAAATATTGTTGGGTAATATCTTTTTGAATAATTTACTAAACTTTCTTTTATATTATTAAAGTCTCTATCTGTATACCTTATTAATTTTTTTTGTTTTTTTGACATGGTTAATTTATATCCTCTCTAGACAAAACTATTTCTGATGATAAATTTAATGATGGAACATCATACGCGATTGTTATTGAGAGAATATTTGAATCCTCCAGATCAATAGCAGAAGTACCTGGATTAAAGCGAACTGAATAAGCTCTTATAAATGGCATATATCTTTTCATTTGTTCATCAATCTTTTGTCTTATTAAAGAAACACTATGCTGCCTAGGCTCAAATAAAAAATGCCTTAAGCCAACACCAAAGTCAGGGTTCATCATTCTTTCGCCCGGGCCAGTTAATAAAAGATTTTTTAAATTTTGCTGTATTTCTTCAGCATAAGTTTGCACTGGAAGAAAAAATCCGTAAGTTGTATCTCTCATCAAAGGAAGCTTAGGGCCTATTGAACTCATTTTTTTCTCCTGCTAGCACTTATAAAATATATGAATGCATTTATAATTAGTTAATTCATTAAAATCGTGCCGCTATTAAGCTAAAGTTCATCTGAACAATCAAGCTCTTCTTCTTGAGATAAATTATGCTGTTGTTCTTCCCATGTATCCAAAAACAAAATCATTAAATATATCATGCCCGGAATGGTACTTGATATCCAACTTGGAAATGGTGGGGGAACTAAACCGCCCCCTAGGGGCATCATTGAAGGCAGCATTGCTGACCACATGCCCGGTAGCAAATATGGCGATTGAAAAACCTTTTTCAATTCTTTTTTAGCTGCAGCTAAATTTATTTCTAATTCTGCAATAACAGTTTTTAATTCAGTATCTAAATCATCAAAAGTTTTTTTCGCAGCAACATATTCAGTTTGCGCTGATTTTAGATCAGTAACACTTTGTTTAAGATCTTCCCAAGACTGTAATTGTTCAGGTGTTAAAAGCTCATTAGCCTGTGGTTGTGGCAATGATCTGACATCTAAAACCCATTGTACAAATTCTTTATCTTCAATATCTATTGTTATATAATCGGCTAGTGATTTTTGATTATCTTGTGGAAATTCAGGATCTGGTATAGCGCCTAAAGTTGAATCAATTGTTGCCGGTAATATACCAGCTGTAGTAGCTGCAGTTATTTCTATATTTCTCATAGTAGAATAAGCGGTATCTTTTAATGCTTGAGTGGTTTGCTTTGTTATTCTTATGCCACTTTCTATTCCAGCAACAACAGCTTGCTGTACAGCATTTGCTGCATCAATAATAGCTTTAGCAAAAATAATTGCTGGATCAGTTACCTCAACAAACCCTTTCAATATTCTTAATGGCGTTTTAAGTATAATTTCTAAAATTTGTTTTGTAAGGTCTGGGTTTTGGCCTCTAGAATCAAATTGACCAGCCACAATTTCGTCTCTAACTGCTTGTCGTAATGATGGATCTATGAATTGGTAATCCAATCCGTTATAGATGCTATCATATGCCACAGAAAGTCTATCTTTTGTAATATCTAAAATATCAGTTGGTTCCGGTACAAACTTTGACAAACTATCTCCAGAATAAGTAAATGCCAAAGCCATATATCTTCTCATAGGTAATAGATGATCAAAAATAAGTTTAAACTCTGCAGTTTCTTGAAGTTCTAATAACAAAGTCTGAGCTAATCTGCCATAGTAAAATTGATGTGGATTATTTATTAAAGATCTTAAAGAGTCTTCATTTTCTAAAAGAGTTTTTAGCTGATAAGATTGAGTACTGTCTAGCTGTGGAGGAATAATTGTCTCCTCATCTATGCCAAGAGTATAGCCAGGTGTTTCAATAGTTACAGAGCCATCATCTCCGGTATAGCCTCTTATGGTATATGGACAAGGATTCACAGCTGCTACGTTGGGTGTCGCCAGAACATTATCTTCTGGATGCGCCTGTAATATTTCATTCTGCAGACGAGCCCAATTTTCTACTACTTTTTCTAACGTTGGTAATTTTGTAAGATCAACCTGGGCTTGCTGACCGTAAGAATTAGTATATTCTCCTGGGCTAGCCAAAGCAACAAGAATAGGAACACCTACGCCTATCGGCTCTCCCACTTCGGTGGGTGGAGCTGGGCTATTGGCATAGGTGTCGCCAAAAAGAACATTTGCAACAAACTGATATGATGCTCCTGCTGATACATAGGATGAATCCGAGGGTGTGCTCTCACCATCGATAATAAATCCCTGACCTGCAGAATTTGGCAGAAAAGTGTGCGGAACGCCACCGCCGGGTGTAGGTACAAAATCCGGGCCATAATCTGGATACAAATGAACCGGTGGGTTTTCAGGATAAATAGCACTATCGATTTTGTAAGACATTATGTTTGCAACGTCATTAATAAGATCCATAGCCTGAGTAAGTTTCCCTGTACCTGTGAATTGATCAATGGCTCCAATACGGCGCTGATTAAAATCATCAAGCGTGGGTGGAATTTTTTCAGCAAGCAGCAGATCATATACCTCCCAAGCTGCTAAGTATTCTTTACATACTTGGCCGCAGCCGGCTTGTTCTTCTTCGTTACAAAATTCATTGTTTGGTGTTATAACTTCAACTGTGGGTTCAACATAAATAATATCATCAACATCTTGCTCCACAGTGCCAAAAAGATTTAAAGTATCACTAGAGTATTCTCCTAGCTTATCTAAAGAAATTAGTTCATTAGTGCCTTCTATCACAAATGCACGGGCATCTTTTACAAAAATTAATTGTTTTTCAACATCAACAATTGGTATACTTAGTTCGTCACAAATTTTAAATCTTTTACTAAACTCTGGTCTTAAGCCTTCAGGAAGGGCGCCCTGGGTGGGCTGGCTAGCATCAACATAATATGGACGATGGGTTAGAAGAGTTTTCGATAACTTCAAACCATGCGCTGGAAAATCTTTTGTGCCTATTGCGTCGACTTTTCCCTTGCCAAAATGTCTTTTAAAGTGTAATTTTAAATCAAAAGAAGATGCATGTTCTAGATTAAATGGAGCAGCTGTTAAATAGCTCATTCTCATACCAAATGATATTTTTTTAAAGAAAGGCTCTAGTCCAAATTTATCAAAAATAAGCTTTAAACCTTCATACTCCTCTTTATTGAGTGTTTTTAAGAACATTTGATTATAAAAATGACTCCAAACCGGAAGCGGAATATATCCAAAAATATATGATTTGAAAACATTGTTTTCCATTCTATATTCATTTATTTCTTCAAAAAATGCTTCTATGAAGTCGCCATACTTCAGCTCTTCAATTTGATAAGCATCATCACAGGGATCTAATTGAAAAGAACCTAAAGGCGTTTCTTTGTAGACTAGCGTTGTATATTTATCTTGAAACGTATCTGAGGTCATGACTTCCTCTTCCCAATCCTCTATAAAAACATAAGGTTGAAAAATCATATTACCTAGAGCGCCATTATAGGCATTTCCAAATTGTGTATGTTGATAATTTTCTTTATTAAATGCGTCTGCCCTTCCAAGATAGCTTGCCATTAGATCATTTGTTTTTATAAAAGATTCATAATCTTCTGCTAAATCAGGAGTATCTTCTGGTGTTAAGCCTGACAGGGCCCTATAAGCATAATGTTTTACTTTTGTACTATATGGTAGTTCAGGAGCACTTCCAGTCTGGTCAGCGTGCAAATGGAGAGGATGTGTGCCATAAATAAAACTATATGAGTAGGAATAAATTCTTGCCGGCTCTAATCCGAGTGTGGTCACAACTGGAATGTCAGGATTAAAATAATTTTCGTCATTTAGTATTACAACTGTATCCTCATTTTCAAGTTCTGGAGAGCTTATGCTCCAATGAGCGCCAGCTTCAAAATAATTATATGGTAAAGAGTGTAAGAAGTGTTTTGAATTATATCCTTTTTCATTTGCTGATTCATTAAATCCATAAACGTTAAGATGCTTTGACGCTATGTCGCCTGCACCATTATCGGATATATTATATATATTATATCGATAACCTCTTGGTCTAATAAGATCTTGTCTTTCTCCAGCACCATAATTCATTGTGTAAATATTATCTTTTAATCTAGCATCGACAACATATTCATATCCTGAATTTAAATAAATAGAATTATAAAGTAGAGGATCTTGGGATGAAGTTATTGATGAATTATGAATTACTTGTACGGGAGCGATCTTTTTTCCGTATTCAGTAATAAATTCTTCATCAGAATTTTTTAAAATATCTAATTGTAATCCAGTACGTAAAGGATTACTATTGTTGAACATGTTTTTAACTATTGATGATATTTTTCGTGATGCATCTGAAACAAGATATGCAAGTGCACTTTTATTTTTTAGCATATCTGCTAATTGATTATCAGTTTTAATATTTAAATCTCTTTTCAATATTTCGGTGGCAAAACTAGAAATTCGTTCTTTTCTCGCTTCTTTAGCCATATTATTAATAATAATATTAGTCATCAAATCAGTCTTAAAAATATCTTCGATATCAAAACTATCCCATGCTATTATACTTGCAAAACACATTTCTAAGGTGTAGATTTTTATTAATAATTTTATTACACCGTGTAATAAAGCGATTCTGGTTGCATTTTGATCTTCAGGCACACCCTCATAGACATCTCTGCACAAAGATTTTTTATAATAATCTAATATTTCTCTTTTTACTTCATCAAGATCAAAAAAATCAGTCTCTAAATTTTCAATATCATCTCTGCTTTGTACGCCTATTTGTTCTATTATATCTCTACAGGCGGGGTTAACAGAAGAGCCAAGCGGGGACTGAAGTACTTTATCCCACAATTTTTTCATAAAACTTCTATCTTGAAGTCTAGATCTTCTTAATTTTGCAAACATTTGATTACTATATGCAAACTGTAAAGATGAAAATCCATAAGTTGTTAAAATATATTGAAGTTTTTCATCATTATGTAGTAGAGTTTTTGGAAGATGTCCTCCACTAGAATCGGTAGTATTTTCAAATGATTTATACCTGTCAAACATTTGCTTAAATTTATAAGTCAAAAATTTGCCAAAAACCAAAGCTTTAAAATTATAAGGATCAAGTTTGTAGGTCGACTTACTGCCAAGTTCAGGGTTATTAAATCTATTAAATTTTAATTTTTTATATCCGACGTCGGGAACAGCATATAGCTCATCTTTAATTTCTTGAGGTATATCAACCGCATTTTTACCTTCGGTAAGATATTTTAATCTACCAAGATCTTTTTGAACTGCTCTTGCTATATTAAAATCTTCCTGTTGATTATTTTCATCATATCCATAAATTACTGATAATAAATTTTGTATTTCATCACTAGCCTCAGTCAAAAAATTAAAATCAAACTGCTCTAATTCAACTGATGTATCATCTTTTAAAATTCCAGGTGGTACATTAAAGCCTTCTCTTTCAGTCAATTTTCCTTTAAGCACTCTATATGTGTCTTTAAAAGAGTCTAATTGATCTAAATAATTTCTTCTATCAATTTCAGGAATGTTTTGATATATTAAACTATCTGATTTGTTTTCTAATACCAAGCTTGTTATTAATGAATTAACTGACTCGCTACCACCATATTCTAAGTTAGCTGGACTAAAATAATCATATACAGCTGATATTCCAACAGAACTATTTAATAATTCTGCAGTATGAGGACTTAAGGCAGGATTAGTAGCGCTAGCGCCCAGTGATGGACCCACAGTCATAGATTTAGGTATTTCGTATCTTAGAGTGTTAGGGTTATAATTTATATACTGTTCTAATTTATCAAACTCTTGTTCGTCGTTTGAATATGGCGAGGATGCATCTTCAAAGCCTAAAGATTGTGGAAAATTAGATGTATCAGATAAATAATTTACTAACGCATCATTGACAGGATCTTCATCTCCAGAAAAATATTCTATCATTTTTTGTGGATTATCTAAAGATAGTGGGCCTGCAGGATCTATAAATGTTTCTTTGTATACAACATAAGCAGGATATAAACGACCTTGTACATTTTGAAAAATAACACCATCAATTGCTTCAATTGGCGTGGTCCAATTTGGTGTTAAAATATTTAATCTTTCCTGAGTTAAACCTATTGCCTCACCGACTGTTAATTCCATAAAAGCTCTTAAATGAATATTTGTGTCATTAGCATTTGTTTCAAACATATTTAAATTAGCATCAGAATCACTTGCACGAAGTATTCTGTTCATTATATTACGCAGTGAATATAGCCCTGGCGATCTAGAAAATAAAGCTAAGTTATGTAAATCTGAATTTGACAATTGTGCCTTTGTTACCGTCACAGTTTGAAATATTGGTTCTCCAGTATCTTCATTTTCTCCAATTTGTTCTTGTACTTGCTCCGTAATACTAATATCTTCACCCTGCAGCGCCCCGCCTTCATTTTCAATGATAGCTAAATTAGATGAAATGACATCATTAATTGCAACAACAAAGTCTTTTTCTTCATAGGGATATGTGTTCTCTATCAGGCCACTAATATCTTCAATATCACCATGTAATCTGTCTCCAGTACCAATACCTGGATTATCTCTGACTTTAAAAGTAATTTCGTCAGCGTCGAAACCAGTATAATATTCAAACATCGCTTTCCAACGATCTTCTTTTGGAGTTATGTCTTTTAATACAGTATCCAGTGAATAATCTTTTCGCAAATAACCAAAACGCTTGGTTTCGACGGCGCCGTCATCATATGAATTCTGATCTACATATTCCCCACTAGAAACATTTTCATCATCAGCAATATCTAATCTTGGCCAAGCCAAGCCTTGATTATAGGTTTTTGATCTTTTAAATAATTGATTAATATCATAAACTAATAAGTGAGCATAAGGTGGTTTTATGTCTCTTCGTGATTGTGCAATAATAGAATTAATTAGATTATCATTGTTTGAAAAAGGCTCACTAATAAGCTCTTCAACAGACTCAGGTGGAGATAAATCTGGATTAGCTGCTATAAAAATTTCTCTAGCAAGATTAAAAATTTCTGGATTAAAAGTATATAATTGTGGATCATTTATAGCGACAGAGATAGTTAGAGGCTTAAAAAAGTTATTTTCTCTTTCAGTGCTAGTAAAGTCTTGCAAATAATCATGTAATTCGTTATCGTTAAGATAATAATCTTTTATTAATTTAGCTTCATTATTTGGTGTTTGTGTTTTAGCGTCTTTTAAAAAGCCACCATACGCTACTCTTTGATCCATCTCTAAAGTTGGTACTTCTGGTTTTGCGCCATAAGTTAGTTTATAGGACTTTATATGCTCTTTGATTGAATTTGGTGTGCTGTTAAAATAGCCAGCTCGATGAGGTCCAATCCAAGCAATGCATTGTTTTTGATACGGTCGTCTAATTGCTTCTTGAAATAACTCTGTAGCCTCTCTCATTTTCATAGGATCTGTTGCTGTTAAAACTGCACGTGGCGGTACAGAGAAAAATTTCAAAGAACTCATATCCTGCACTAAGGCAATTTTTGCAACGTCCAAAATATTATCGGTTATGAGATTCATAGAATTTTCTACACCGGGAGGTACCTGAAAAGCTCCAGGTATTTCACATATATCAGGAACAGCACTAAGAATATTTGAAAGTCCGCCGTTACCAGGAAAAAGAGCTGGGGCCAAGTCAATTATTTCATTCTTTAAAGATTGCAAATCTTTATTGACTTGGTCTTGTGCTTGTTCTTTTGGAATTCCTTGATCTTCCAAGGCTGAAACTTTTCCATCTGCATCATAAAAAATATTACATATATCAGTAAAAAATGAAGTTGTAGGTGTAAGAAAATTACAAAAATCTAAATCCATGTTCGAACCGATCTGTATAAACATAGCTTGAACATCTGTCCAAGATTCTATTGTTGATCTAGCATGCTGTCTCGCGTTTTCATACGCTTCATCTTCGCTTAATCCTTGTGCTAGAAGTGACTCATACGTTTTTTGTGTTTTATTTTCTTGATGAGTTTTAATTCTTTCAAAAATATTATACAAAGTTTGCTTTGATGCTTCTCCTCTTAAAAGAGCACACAATTGACCTAATTTTAAATTATCAAGTAAGTCATCTATCATATCTTTTAAAATTGGAAAGTCTAAGCCTGCGACCGGAGCCATTGAGCGTAAATTAGGAATTTCAATAGTTGGTAAAGAATTAACTGTGACTGGATCATTAGCAGCCCCTTGATTTTCATCGGCTTCTTCTATACAATTTTCTAACGCTCTTTTTATTAATAAATTTAATATCTGACCTAAAATTGTTGCTATCATTGATAAAACTAATTGAAGTAATTTTTTACCATAATCACCAATATGATCATCAGTTTTTAATTTATCTGGAAATTTAAAAGAAGGCTCGGGAAAAGAAAATCTTCTTTTTAAATTTTCAATAAAATCATCAAACCAGTCGTCTAGTCCTCCAGTTAAAAATGCAGCTGGATCTTTTAATAAATCTTCTAAGCCATCTAGAAGTGAACCCACCAACAATTCACATATTTCTTGTAAGTTAATTATGCCTTTTATATAGTTAAGCCAACTTTTAGCATCTTTTAAGGTGGCGCCGATATTTCGTAACTGATTAGCGCCGGCGACAGCATTACCAAACCTACCATCTGTAATACTATTTGTAGCATCTATTAGCGGATCAAGTACGCCACCTCCATATAAAACACTTTCATATTGAGTAGCGACAGGACGTAAAAATCCTCTGTTTACTAGAAGTGCGTCAATTTCTGATGACGAATAACCTAATTGTTTTAATCTTTCTCTTTCTGCTTCGATTTCAGAATATGTATAGGTTTCTCCAGAGGAAAATTGACCACTAGGGTAAGCTGCTTCTAGTATTGGATTTACAATACCATCTGATGCATACAATTCATCTGTTCCAGAAGAATATAAAGTCGTTGGGGCCGAAGCGCCAGCTGGTCGCAGGCCAGGTTCAAGTTGAATCGTTGTGCCACCCAATTCTAATTGTCTAACAGCAGCGATTGTGCTAGCTTCATAACTACCATCAATAGCCATCCATGTCGCGATCGGTGCGCTCGCATAACTAGGCCTAACATTTGATGCCGATTGGTTTAATGAGGAATATATGTTGTCATTATTTTCTTCTAGTTCATTTAATAAGGCGGCGTATCTTTCCGGATCTTGTTGTGCATTAGTTATTAATATAGCCATGGCTTTATCAATACCTATGTTTTTAATAAGTTCTAGTATAGCTGCTTCACAAATAGCTTCAGCTGTTAATGGTATACCTAATTTACTTTGTATACACGCTAATAGCAAAGCTATAATTGCGTCCATATCCATATTAAATAAAACTTGTTGATAGAAATTTTTGAAACCTAGAAAAACATCATCAGACAAAAATGCAGCCTCATCAGATTTTCTAGCTTTGTTCTCTAATGATCTTTTTGTTGCTTCTGGATCTGTGGCGGGTGTTGTTCTACTGAATTTATTAAAATAAAACTCTCTGCATTTTGGACTATTGTATAGCCTTTCCATCAACTCAAGTTCTTCAATACCAGACACATTGCTAGAACTGTTTAATTGATCAATAATTTCTTGACAATTAATTTGTTCTGTTTTTTCTGTTTCTGGCTGTTTAGATATATGAACTCTTAAAGGAGGAACAGAAAATGATAAAATTTTCTGTAACTCTACCATATCAACACGTTTTCGTGTGCTATCATAAGAGCTAGGATCGACGGACTCAAATTCTTCAGTTAAGGTATCGTCTGCAAATTTAGCACCTAAGCCAACTCCATCAAGCCCGACGCGCTCAAAAAATTCTATCATACCTGAATAAGAATATAAATAATGTAAAGCCATGGAACCATACACACCAGAAAAATTTTCTCTGAGATTATCAATGCCAATTACCAATGGTATGGCACTACGTCGAACTCCTCCCTGATCTTTATTTTGCAGCTCCTCATTTGACACATACGGATCAAAATAAAACATTTGATCAAAGACTTGTGATTTATCCTCTGCATCAATCAATGCTAGAGGGTCTGGTGAAAATAATATATAAGAAATAGTTTTTCTTACTCCAGCGCCAATTTTACCATTATCTCTAATGCCTATTTGTATTAAGTGTCTAGATCCTGGCCCTCCGCCAGGTGTAGCTTCATCATCGCCAGTATCTTGAGCCACCATAGCGTCAGCTGCTTGTTTTATTAGTTTTGATAAGATATTGTTTTGTGATGATCTAGGGAATGTTTGCTTTCTAAGAAAATCTGATATTAGTGTTGTAAAATCACCAACGCTTACAGAAGAGGTATCATTTGCATTAAAAAATCCATTGATTATGTCCATATTAAATTCATTATCATTAGCATCTTTAACAATTAAATCTGTTCCAGCCTCATCAAATATCTCTTTTATGGTGTACAAATAATCTGCAATTTCAGTCATTGACGTTGCAAATTCTTCTGCATAGAAAGTAACCATATAATCTCTTCCATTTGCAAATTCACTATCTGAATCAAAATTTTGCAAATAATGTTTTTTTGAATCTGGAAGCGCGTCAATATAATCTGATCTTATGGCAAACAACACTTTTTGATTGTTGGGGCTGGTGCTTTCAGTATTTACACGCACATCAACAACAACAAAATAATCCTTATAAAGTTTTTCATATAATTTTTTATTTGCAAGATCTGTGTCTTTATTAAAGTATCTTATTAAAGATTCCCAGGCTTTATCTTTAGCCTCTGTTATAGATTCTTGACTGGCCGGCGGTATTCCTGCTGAAGCATCACTTTCTACGCCTGGCTCGCTGGTACTAACTGAAGATTCACCAACTATAAAATAAAAATAACCAGTAGAATATCTTAAATTTGGTGTGTCAATTATTGTTGCATAATCTATTTTTTGATTTTCAGGTCGACTTTCTATCTCTTTAAGACCTTGATTATAAGCTTGAAAATCAAAAATATCCATTATGACTTCACCAGGAATCATCTTTAGCCAATTTCTATTATTAGCAGGATCTATCGGCTCTAGCCCGGGCGGCAAATTGGCTTTTATTAAACTAAGTGCTGCAGAATGTGATACACTTGCATCGCTTTCGGCTGATAAATCTTCAACATAAGAAATGTATGGGTCTGGATTATTTCTTACAGTGCTTTCTTTTGCTCTTAGAAATTCAGGTCTAGTATATAAAATTTTAGTGTAATTATCTGTAGCATCTTGAATTCTGTCTTCATAAGTTCGAACATTTCCAATAACAGGATTCTCGTTTAATCTTTGATCTTGTTGATCAACAACAAAACCTACCCACACACCAGATTTTCCTTGAACTATTTCTGTTACAATAACTCCTAAGCCAAAAGGAAGCTGCACACCACCGTAATCATATTGATCAGTTGTAGCGACATCCTCAACTTCTCCTCGACCATTTATTAATGAATAGTCTTCATTGTCCCAAGTCATTTGTGTTACGTCTTGAATATTAGGATCATCAAATGGCGAGTACCTGATAGGTACAAAATATTGATCTTTCTGCACACCTCTACCAGGATCGAGCGCAAAACCAATATAATGAGTCGAATTAGCTGTTAGAGTAGAAGATATTTGCGCTTCTAATTTTGAATCTGCTGGAATTATTGCAGGACCTAAGCCAGTTGTATCAGACGCAGGCTCTATATCAATTTTAGTTGTAAAGCCATATTGACCAAGTTCTGCTAAATATTGTGCTGATGCTGTTAAAACATCTTCCAAGCGCAAAGATATATCAGGCGGAGGCTGATTAGAAAAATTTAAAAAATCTGATTCTGTGCCTGGCCACCAATCTGAACCAACAAAAAATTTCTCATAAAACTCTTGTGGAGCATCTACAAGTTTATTTTCTAATATTACCTTTATATCTTCTAATAAACTATTTGCGATTGGCCCTCCAACTTCTGTATGCCATACACTATCATCTCCTAAAATATCTTCATAATTTTGATTACCATCTGCTTCAATTGGAAATTTATCTTTCGTCCAGAAAAAACGACCCCCAGTATCTTGGTAGTTTAAAAAGAAGTCTTCTTCTATCCAGTTGTCAGAATAGATAATTGACTCCCACCCTGGAGGACTAATATTTTGTCCTGCAGCGTCATAAGTAACATGAAAATAGTTTGTAACCAAAAAATTTAGTCTTTTAGCTAAAACCTCTGCTTCATTATAATAGCTTTGTTGCACTAAGTCTAAGTTTGATGGATTTGACGGTAGAGGAGGTGGCGTCGCGGCGATAATAGATCCAAAATTATCAATACCAAAAACTGGATACCAATTGACGGCAAACCAATTATCATACAAGATAAGACGATCATATAAATCAGAACATTTTTCTTGAAATATTTCCCATTTTTGTTTTTTAGACATATTATTTCTGCTTATGTAGTTTTATTATGTTTACTTAAAATATAAGTAGGGGGTGGGCTAGGTTTCTTTCCGCCAGCATTTGCAGGAGACAAGAAATTTATTATCAAACCTTGTAAGTTTGTTATATGTTTTACAATAGATGTTTCTGTATTCATAACAGTCTCTACGTCACATTGAATCCCACCAGTAATTGCTTCAGAAGATGGCAAAGAATCTAAACCATAAAATTGGGTTTTATGTTTGTGTTTTTGTAATGCTCTATTATATTTCATTTGATAATGCACAAAAGCTTCAAATATTTTAGCTAAAGCTATGATATTATCAACAATTGCATTTAAAGCTAATTCTAAATTATTTCCTAAAACTAAAGGCTGAAGATCTTCAACTTTATTCATTGCTACCAATTCAATGCCATGCTTACCTAAAACTCTACCACCTTTTGAATTAATTTCATCTGTTCCCGTAACTAATCTTATGCTTTCTCTACCTATTAGCCTAATGTTGTCAGCCTTTGCTGCAACAGCTGATTTTCCACCATATTTACCTATATTTTCTTCATCTGTATAATCTATCTTTGGAGGGTAATCTCTAGATCTTCCAAATTCACCTATACCAAAATTTTTATCAACGTCAGTTTTTTGAGATATGTATATCCTTGCCGCGTCAAGAAAAAAGTTAGGATTTGTTTCAATTTCTTTTGTTTGAAAAGTTGTTTGTGTATCGCTAGTTGCTTCAACTGGAACCTGTATTTCTCTAATGGGGTTGTGGCCTCCCATACCAACAATAATATCAATACTATCACATTGCGTATGAGCTTTTCCACCATATCCAGTATGAGGTAAAAATGGACGATCGTTCCCTACAACAATAAAAGCATTATTATCAACACCCTCTAAGGCCCAATTTTCAGACCCACATTTTTTTGGAATAACTCGTGTCTGTACCCTGGGTGCATTAAAAACACCACATAAATTTAATTTATGTTTATCAGCGTGAGTTACACCATCAATTACTTTTTTCTTGTTTCTATCTAGAGTATTGTAATCTTGTGCTTTTTGACTAATTTTTCCACCTAAAGATGATAATGCATTTGGGCCTGGAGCATTAGCTACTTCAGGATATTTTTTTAATAACTCCTGTCCTGTTAAGGCACGCTCTTCTAGGTCTGGTGGAGAATCCATATCATCTAAACCATCGCCATCGATGTCCATTGCAGCCATTCGGGCATCTCTACTAGCAACTTCTTCAAATCCGCCGGCGGAAACATCTTCAGCTGTATCAATAAATGATTGATCAGTGAAAGGATCACTAGAGCTTAGCGGACTATCATTTAATTGCGCATTAGGATCTTGTGCTAAAACTTCTTTTTTCTTATCATTAAACCATGATTTTGCATCCTCTGGGCTTACTGTCATATATGGAGGGCCTTGATTTTGCCCATCTTTAATAACATGAAAAGTATATAGAGTTGGTTTTCCTGGAGCAACATAAGTTGAAGTTGCGCTTATTTTAATATTTGATGCCATTTTATCCTTTTTTTTATTGAATATCTTCCCACGGTATTACCGGAGGTCCAGAATAGTATTGAAAATGCATGTGTTTGTCAATGTCATAGGGCCAAGAAATTGCGTTAACTCTTGCTACAACATCTGCTATACCATAAATAGCAGCAATTTTATTTTGTTCATCAAGAGACCAAGATTCAGGTGCCGGATTTCTTATATCAAATCCGGCAATGCTATAGCCTCTTTTTGTCCCTCTGTGTCTTTTTTTCATAAAAGTACCATTACCCCATTTCATACCACTTCTTTCACAAAATGTTAACACCCACAACAAAGGATTAGCATTTGGTGGCACTATAACACTATTTTTTGCGGCTCGCATAATTTTTTGATATCCTTCCTCTTTTTCTTCGGCGCCTGCTGGGCCGCTGTAAGAATCTGTAGCAAATTTCCAATCTTGCGACAACCTTCTTTGTCTGCCAGTAAAGCCAGAATACGCATTATCTAAATATCTTCCGGAAACACCAAAACTTGAAAAAGGCTGGTCATCTAAAATACCTAAATCATATAATTGATCTTGATATGCCTCGACAAAACCAGGAGTCCACATGCCGGTAAAAATACTATATATGGGATCACCATCGTTACTATATCCTGTTAAATGAGGATCCACATTAATTGAAAGTCCATAGGCGTCAATAGATAATCCACCAGGTAATGCAACAACACCAGTGTCAGATGCATGGTATCCTTTAATGCCTGTTGTTATTTTAAAAGGAACATAGCCAGAAACATTACATGCTGCCTCCCAAGACTCTTTCATAATATCTGTAATGCAGCTCCAAATCTCAGGACTTTTTTTATGATTTATTTTATTATTAGGGCCTCGGCATTTATAAGAAAATCTACCTACGTCAAATTGATTTGTTTTCCCTAAAGTTTCTTGAAGATCAGTTTTGCTAGTAGAAAATCTTTCAGCTGCTGAAATTAGAGATACTTTTGACGGAGCCCAATTTATCATTGTTTTTAACGCAGCATAATCACCAACAACTCTTATTGTCTTTCCAGCACATGGAGATTGTGTTGCGGATATATCCTTAGTGTTGTATTTTGATACCTCATATGATGGAACTATTAAATCTCTAATTGCTATTGGCTGCTCATCACAATTTGGTGTTTGTGTTATTGGCCTAGGCCTAGCTCGCTCTATAGCATCGTCAAGCCTATTGATTGTTATGTCCAGAGCATCGGCTATAGCTAATTGCTCTAGAATTTTTTCAACCATGCCAGGATTATTTTCAACGTCCCCAAAAGGATAAATTTGTGTCTTTTGCGGCATAAGCAAAGGTTCAGCTGTAAAGCACTGTTTTGCGGTCGCAAAATCAATCGGGACAGGGCGCCCTAAAAATTGACCGCTAGTTGCGCTTTGCGGACCAACGGCTGATAGAACAGATAGTGGAAGAAAATGTATCCTAATAATACTTTGAGGGTCGAATGCGTCATAATCGGTTACTAATTTCAAATTTTGATCTGATAAATCTTTTCGTCTTTGCTTCTGATATTCTCTGAGGGCAGATTTATCATTTATATATTCTAATATTTGTTCCTCATCTTGTATTAAATATTTTAATTGATAATAACGTTGAATATGTTCATAATGTTTTTTTAAACTATTTTGTATTTTTGAAAGTTCAAAATGCCTCGCAACATTAACATTAATTGTGGTGCCGGCGCCGGCAGAAGTTACTGATGACCCTTCAGTTAAAATTTTACAATAAGTTGGGTTTGCTTGACAAAACTCAGATTCGTCCATATTTTTCCAATCATTTAAAACAACTGAAAAATTATCAATAAGATTTTTTAGATTATTTTGCTCCAAAGAATATTGATTAAGTTTTCCCTCTGAAGGAGTTGACGCCATGGCGCCGGCGTGATCTGGAACAAGCGAATCTCCTGGCCTTAAAGCAATTGTAGTATCTGGTAACTTAGGATACAAAGGTTTATTGCTTTGTCCTTGAATTGAATTAGTTGCGGTTGTTTCCATGGGAAAGGCATACAATACTTTTGAAATATCTCCCCTAGTTGGTCTTATAGCATGCATACTAATATTACTTTGCAAGTTTAAATCACCATTTATTGGAATAGTAAATGCTTCTCCCAAGGATGATTCTGGTTTATTATTTTTAGTAAACTGCAATGAAGCATCAATTTTATTAAAAAACTCAGTTCCTGCTTGTGTTCCTGCTTCTGTTATATAATTAAATTCAAAATAAGACCCTTCCTCTGATTTTGCTAATAAATAATCCTCATATACTGTATAAGATGGAGTATGTTTTGCAAAAGGATATGAACTAATTGAATCTGTCCCATCTTCAACAAAATCAATTCTTTTTATTGGCACAGATTTAAATCCAACCTCAGCGTCGCGATGCACAGAACTATTAGGCATATTTTTAACTATGGATGCTAAATTTATTGCTCCCATTCCATGTGCGACTATTGAAACAAAATCAATGTTTTGTGAAACCTGACTTCCTAAATGTTCATCAAGCACTTCTAGAACTTCTACATGGAAATCACCAAAATTACCTCCAGTGTATGAGCCATCAAAAGTAACTGTTTCCCGCTCTCTAAAATGTGTTTTTTGTGTTAAATTAGATAAACTGGCTTGTTTTTTTTGAAGCCCTCCAACGTTATTAGTGCCACCACCTGCTGCAGTAGTAACACCATATTCAACCACAGCTTCTGCAGGTAATTTTCTTAAATAAGTTTTTACTGCAGGGACAGTTTCTGGCGGAATAACAACTCTTAGAATTTGTTTACCAGCTGCATCAGTTGATCTAGCTAAATTATTATCGGTTAACGTCTGTATTCTAGAAATATTTTTATTATTTGTAGAGAAGCCTCTAGAGTAAGCCATTTCTGGTATTACAAGTATAAAATTTCTTTTTTGTTTTATTAAATCTTTTATTGCTGGGCCGATAACGTCTTTAAAGTCATTTCCACCACGCTGAACATTATTTATTGAATCAGAAACACTAGTGTTAGGGCCGTTTATCCATGCATGACCAAAGCCTGCTTTGTCATGAAAATAATATTTAATTTCGATTGGAACAGATATATTTAGTGTCATTGGTGCATATATAATAGTTTCTCTGCCTAGACCAATTGGCCTATCCAATACATCTAAAAAGCCATTATTTCTTAAATGTCCAATCCATATAAATGCATTTTCTTTTGCAGGAGCTGGCCCTACAATATCAAAATTATAAGATTTTTCACTTTTCAACAAACAATGATTAAAATGATATTTTGTTTGTGGTGTACCATTACCATATAGCCCAGTCTTTATTACAGTTTTAAATTTAGATATTGGTGAAGATCTTGGATTTGGATCTGCTAAAGTTGAGCCAACAAAAAGTTTTGCAGTTGGGCCCTCAAACTGACGAAATGTTTTACATTTTTTATTAAAAGATCTAACTGATGAGACATACTCTTCAATTGCATCAGCTATTTTTCCAACATTGGTTGCAACATCAAAAATAGTTCCTGCAAAACCACCATCAAGCGCAGCAACAGTCTGTCCTCTTAAACTACCCCAGACATAAGCGCCGGGGCGCAAATTATTAAATTTAGAATCTGTAGATGCACAAAGAAAAACACCTAGTGTGCCTCTTCGAAGATAGTCTTGTTCTTTTGAAAATCTATTTGGTGTTCTTATAAAATCAGATCTTACACACCTTGCAGTAATCACAATTTTATTTTTTATTGACTCATGAAATGCATCAGTATGCTCTAGTTTCTGCCTTAATACTGCTGTAACTGCTTCATGCCCAACGCCGCCTCTAACAGTTTTGTTTGGGCCACTTAAAATATCAACAACTTCTAATAATCTTGGTCTTGAACTTTCTTCCTGATCTCTACCAAAAGTTTTGTCAACCAAATGACGCATCATTTGATAGCCTTCAATACCTTCTTTTGCAGAAAAATAATCTAGCGCTGTTTGGATATATTCTAAATCATTACCAGCTACACGAGAGCCTTCATGAAGAAAACCTTTTAATTTGTATGCCAACCATTAATCCTCACTTTCATTAATTAAATTGTAAATTTCTGATTTTTCAAATTGTGATAAATTAGTAGAATTAGATTCTTTTTTTGATATCAAAGATGCAAGCTTTACAAGTTGTTCATTTGATCTTTGTAAAGTTTCTAAATATTTTGCTGCTACAGGGCCAGAATTTTGATGTTTTGTCTCGTCAGATTTTAATATTTTTACTAACTCGACTAACAATGTTGATGCCATAGCTCTATCATCTCTAATATTTTTTATTGCTTCATCAATAAATTCTTGAGAGTTTATATGTTTCCTTTTTCCCATTCTACTTTAAAAATCCTGTATCTTTTTCTAATTCTATTTAAGTTATTAACAATTTGTTTTGTATTTAAACCGGTAATTTCACGCATGTATAAATAAATAGCTTTTTTATTAAAAATTTCTATATCCTGAGTGCTGTTAAAAAGTATCTTTATAGCATCTAATACTTTTTTCTCTGACTCACGAAGTTTCATTTTTTCCCATTTATCCATTTCAGAAAATAAATGTTCCCAAAACTCTTTTTTTTCTCTATCTTGCTCATAAGTATTTTCTACAATAAATTCTTCTAATTCAGTTTCATTGTTTAGATTTTCATATTGTAAATCTCTTTTAAGTTTTTTAGAGTTTTGTTTAACTTTGTGAATAAACCAATTTTTAGTTATAACACTAAAATAAGAAAAAGCTTTAGATTTTCTATTAGGGTCATATTTGTCTAAAATTGTGATAAGCCATAGCTTGCAATCATCTTTAAGATAATCAATGTTTGGTAAATTATTAAATTTATATGTATAGACAATTTTGTCTACCATTTCGTTAAAGGCAGGTTGTATTAATTGAATATATAATTCTGTTCTAATTTTTATATCATTAGTAAGAGCATAATCAATGATTGCCTGTTCATGAACTTTTGTAAAATAATTATTTTTCTTGCGGGGCCGTCTCGTCTTCTTCATCTTGTTCCATTTCTGTTACTTCAACATCAAAATATTTTTCTTGAACATCAATAAACTCATTAATAAGCAATCTAGATTCATCAATTAAATTTTGAATATGCTCATCTCCATAATACATTTCCAATGAATATATTTCTTCTAGGTTTTGTAAAAACTGTTCATTGCTTTCTAAAAGTTGCACCATATCATTCTCTAAATTATTTATTGTTAGTAAACATTTACTGGTATACCATATCATAATAACGTTTATTATAACGCTTATATACAATAGAAATGGTATCATACCAAATATAATTGCTAACAATATTCCGTTAAGAATAATTGATATTAATAATACATATTTACTTATCTGGTTTATAAAATTCATTTTTAAGTTTTTCTTTTTCTAGAGAAAGCTCTTCACTAAAATCTTTAATGCTTTTTTTAACTAAATCACCAATTTTCATTTCAGTGTTGTTTTTTAAAACAGAGAATTTTGATGGTAATTTTTCTAAGCAATCTATCGATCCACAATTATCGCATGTATTATATTGTTCTTTAAAAGAATGGTACACATCCATTACATGCTCACAATTTGAACACCTATAAGAATACTTTGGCATTAAGCTGTTTCTTCTTGAGTCTCTGAAAATTTAATTAAAGGAGGATTCATAACTAACAGCTCATTATCCTCATTTACCTTAAAATTAAAACCTTTTAACACAGGGACTATATCGCTTTGTTCTAATAATGATTTTTGTAAAGCCATCATTACGGCTCCTAAAGCTTCATCAGATAAATTATACATTTTTTCTCCTTTAAATTTATTCACTGACAGCGCGACCTTTTAATTGTTCCCAATCTTTCTCAGGTCTTACTTCTAGATTTTTTTTCCAAGCAGCCTCTAATACAACAGGATTAATATTTAATTTTTTTGCAAATTGTATTAAAGCATTTATATCTTTTGGAAAACATGATCCACCAAAACCATATTTTAAGTCTGGCCCTGGGCTTGCAAAATGAGTTTTTCCTAATCTTAGATCATGTAATCCATATTCTACTACTTTATCATAATCAACATCAACTTGTTCACAAAATTGTCTGAATTCATTTGCAAAACTAACTTTTACCGCTAGAAAACAATTTGTAAAATATTTTACCATTTCAGCGGTAGATGATCCTGTTTTTATTACAGGCACATTTGGAAATACTTTAGTATATAAATTTTTAATTTTTGTTGATGCCGGCCTAGGTCCACCAATTATAATCCTATTTTGATTTTTAAAATCATTTAAAAAATTAGCTTCTGTGAGAAATTCAGGATTAAAAACAACCTGTAGATTTTCACATTCTTTATTTAAAACCTCAGTTGTACCAGGAGGCACAGTAGATTTTATAACTAATATATGATTTTTTGCAAATCTGTTTATTTCGTAAACAACTTCTTTTACGATACTAGTATCGCAAGATCCATCTTTTCTCATTGGTGTTGGAACACATACAAAGATAGTTTTTGTTTTTTCACATAAATCTTGAATTGACTCACAAGTAGAATGTTTAAATTTATCATATGTCTCTATCTTATAGAAAGATTCAAACCCTTCTTTTACTGCTTGGCCAACAAAACCTTGACCTACTACTCCTACTGATTTCATATTACACCTATTTAATTTGTTTTAAAATATATTTCTCTAACTTAGCAGCTGCCTGCTTTAATGATAACTCGTCAGTCTGCAAAACTAAATCTGACTGTGTTGGTTCTTCAAATGGATCAGATATGCCAGTAAAATTAGGTATATGGTCCTCATGATTTTTTGGCAGGAGTGCACGTTTGTATAACCCCTTTACATCTCTTTTTATTACCTCATCTAAACTACATTTTATATATACCAATCTTGAATCAGGCACAGACTTTTTTATTTTATCTCTTGTAGAATTATAAGGATTAATGGCAGACATAATACATACAACATTATTACGTCCGAGAACCTTACCAACAAACGATAGTCTTTTAATGTTTTCCTGTCTGTCTTTTTTAGAAAAACCAAGATCCTCGCACAATTCTTTTCTATATTCATCCCCATCGATGACCTCAACTAAAATTCCTTTTTTAGACAAACTTTTTGAAACTAGGCTAGCCAAAGTAGTTTTGCCTGCTCCTGATAATCCTGTCATTTGAATAAACAAACCACTTGTCTTTCCCCACTTTATAAAATTCCATAATTTTTCATGTATAATGAACAAGCAAAGCATTATAAAGTGATACGTTAGCGCTACAAAAAAAGTTTTTTCTACAGATTTAGTCGCCGCATAAGAAAGCAAAGATATTATAAAAAATCCTAAACTTTTCCATGTTATAGCTTTTGTAATGCTTCTTTTGCTAGTATCAATCATTTTTCACTTACTAAATTTTTAAAACAATTATTAATGCCATCACAAATAGATGTTTTTGCGGACCAACCTATTTCTTTAAGCTTAGATATATCAGCTTTAGTAAATTGTACATCACCTGGTCTAGATTCAATATAATTAAATTCTACGTTATGATATTTTTGAACTATATTTTTTATTTCATTTAAAGAAATATTCTTACCTGTACCAACATCAAAATGATGCCCATGAAAATTTTGTTTTCTATTCATGCAAAAAATGTTAGCAGATATAACATCGTCGACATGAATCATATCTCTTCTCTGCTCGCCTGTACCTGTAATAAAAGGCTTGCGATTTGTTTTTATATGATGCATCCAATTTGATACAGCTGTAGCATATGCACCATTAGTTTTTTGATCTTCTGAGTAAACGTTAAAGTACCTAAGAGAAACTGTATCTAAATTATATATTCTTGAATATATTTTACATTCAACTTCAGTTGTATATTTGTGAAGCGCATACGGACTAGTTGGTCCTTCTCCATTTCCAACAACTGATGAGGAGCTAGAATATATTAGTCTTTTTACAGACGGACATTTTCTGGCAAAATTTAATACGTATGAGCCTATTAAAACATTATTTTTCATTGTAGACACTGGATTTTCTATAGAAAAGCCCACCCGAGGAAAACATGCCATATGAAAAATATATTCTGGTTGAAAATTCCAAAACAATGGATGAAACTTTCCATCTGAATCTTCTTTTAAATAATAAAGAATGTCCATTGATTCTTTACTTTTTAAATCAATTCCTAATACTTCATGCCCATCTTTTTTTAATTTATTAAAAAGTTTAGTGCCAATATAACCTTTATGGCCCGTTACTAAACATTTAGCCATTATTGCCCCTTACTTGGCTCTCTATCCACTCATAGGTTCTTTCCATCCCTTTTCTTAGCGGCTCTGAAACAACCCAGCCTATTTTTTCTTTAAAAAGATTATTATCTGAGTTACGACCATTAACACCAACTGGACACTTATGACCATATTTTGCAAAAAAATCTTCACCATCAATATTGTAGATTGAAAGATCTTTACCAGATATGTCTATTGCCATTTGTGCAAATTCATTGATTGATATCATTTCTTCAGATCCAATATTAACTGGTCCTGTAAAATCTGACTGCATTAAACGATAAGTTGCTTCAACACACTCGTCAACATGCAAGAAAGATCTAGTTTGATTACCTGGCCCCCAAACTTCAATTTTTCCACCATTTGGAGTTTCAGCGACTTTTCTACAAAATGCAGCAGGCGCTTTTTCTCTTCCCCCAGTCCAAGATCCATATTCTCCAAAAATATTATGATATCTCGCTATACGCACCTGTAAATTTTTATTTCTTAAAAAAGACAAAAACATTCTCTCAGAAAAAAGCTTTTCCCACCCATACTCAGAATCAGGATTTGCAGGATAGGCAGAGTCCTCTACACAGTTTGGATTATCTGGATCTAGCTGATTATGTTCGGGGTACATGCATGCTGATGAAGAATAAAAAATTCTTTTTATATTCTTTTTCGAAGCTTCATGTGCTATGTTAAGATTAACAAGAGCAGAATTATGCATTATATCTGCATCATTTTCACCTGTGAAAACAAAGCCGGCTCCACCCATGTCAGCAGCTAGCTGGTAAATTTCATCAATATCACTAGTGACTACTTTTTCAACTAGATTAGGATCTCTCAGGTCTCCTATTATAAATTCATTAGCTTTTTGATGCACCGGTTGCCATTCATTGTATTTTAAATCAACCCCTCTAACCCAAAATCCTTTATTTATTAAATAATTAACAAGATGTCCACCAATAAAGCCGCCGGCTCCACATATTAATACTTTTTTCATTTTTGTTCCTTACTATTTTTTGTTTATTAAACATATCATTTCAGATGGATGAACTGAAATATTAGAAATATTATCTGTTAAATAATTTTTTTCTTTTTGTGATAGAAGTTTAGAGTTCCAAGTTTTATCATCTTCATATTGCTTTATACTATCAAGTATATGAATTTCATCTTTGTGATATATTTTTTCATCACAAAAAACGTTTTCAGAATTATTTAACCAGTGATTAACATCTTCTGGAGTTCTTCTTCTAGCAGTATTCAAATCTTCAATAATATAACAACCTTTTGGTTTTAAAAAAGGAAATAAAGATGCTAGTGAAATTTGAATTGCATCGTTCATATGAGCACCATCATCAATTATAAAATCAAATCCATCCTCACAATATTGAGAGGCGCTAGCAAGATCCTCCCTGCTTAATTGATTACCTTGTATTACAGTAATTCCATATTTTTCAATGTCTTGTTTATCACCATTAAAAGGACCAATTTCATCTTGTCCTCTTATAAAAAACGGATCAAAAAGATAAACACTGCCATTTATAAAAAAATCTTTCCAAGTTTTAACAGAGCCTCCAAAACGACCACAGCCAATTTCTAGTATTTTAATTTTAGATTGTTTTAAATTTTTAAAAAGTGGAAAATATACTTCATCCATATAAAAATGACGATAAGCTTTATCAGTTCTATGTTTAATACCAAGTTTTTTTAATTCATTCATTTTTTATCCTATTTTTCTATGATTAATATTTTTGGATTTACCGCTAAATTTAAATCTAAAAATTTGTATTGTAAATTATTTTTTCTTAAAAAAGTTTCATAATTTTGTAAAGAAAAATGATGATAGATTAAATTTTTATGCTTTTCTACTATTCTATTTTGCCTCTCCCATGATTTGAAAAAACTAATTATTAACTTTTTTTTTGTGACTCTTAACATTTCTAAAATTTTGTTTTCATATTCTATTTGGTGATTTAAAACATCTAAACATATTGTTGTATCAAACTCATTGTCTTGAAATGGTAAAACAACCATATCGTTTTCGATGCAATTAAAATTATTTTTTTTATTATATTCGACAAACTTTTTTGTTATTTCTGTTCCAACGTATTTTATTTTTGGACTAATAGATTTTAATTTCTCTCCCATGTGTGCAGTGCCGCAACCAATATCTAAAACACTTGTTGAGTTTACTTCTAATATTTGTTGTAAAACATAATTTTTCCACTCTGTATCTTTATGACACCAAGACTTAAATTTATCAATTGTACAGTCCTCTTGCCAAAAATCTAGATGTTTATTTTTCATATTATTCCCACTTAAACCAAGTATCAATTGGTATGTCACTTAAGTTTTTATTTTTTTCAGCCTTCCAAGGACGCCAAGGACCATAGACGCCCACTTTTTTTGCAGAACTCAAAACTGCTGCCCACCAAGACAATGTTCCATGTTCAAATAAAATATTTTTAAAGCTCCTAATATGATTAAAATCTTCTAATATACCTCTTTTTTTTATAATCGGGGAGTAAAAAGAAAACGCCTCAACAATTTCATTAAAATATTTAACTGATTCAGCAATAGGCACTCTTTTATTTTCTGCTATATTAACATGAAATTTAAAGTTTTTTAAATCATTTTCTGTAACATAGTCCCAAACTGGCATATCAGTTACAATATGTAGTTGATTAAATTCAAATTTATTTATTGCTCGTAAATAATTCATAGCTCTGGGTTTTGAATAAAATTCATTTTTCATAAAAAGCCTATCGCCAGTTCGCATATGTATTACAAGATCATTGTTGTTTCTTACTTGTTGCTTAGGAAACCAACTTTTTATTTTTTCTATATGTTTAAAATAATAGGTATAATCTTCAAAATAACCATTCAACAATAAATCGGCATCAGAATAATTTTTTGAAAAAGCTTCAAGATAATTTTTTTCACTTATTAAAAATGAATTTTGCTTTTGATATTTATGATTAATAAATTTAATACCTAAAGTTGATAGGTCATTAATTGCATAATATTTGTCATGTGGTGGAATTGCACAAAGCTCACTATTATGGTGTTCAGCTAATAAGCGCGCTGCAACATATTGAAAAATATTATTTCCAAAACCGTTTGTTAATTGTACAGTTACATTTCCCATTAATTAATCTCTTCATAATCATATTTAAAAAATTCAATATCTTCTTTACATCTTCTTGCAACAATATCAACTAATTCTTGTGTATAGTGCTGCGAGTAGTGAATTTTTTTTGGTTCGTGTTTTTTTTGTTCACCAGAATAATGGCCATCATAATTTAGATAAGGTAACTGTGCATCTATTTTTGCCTTACAGCAAAGGTTTTTAAATTCATTTTCTAAATCTTCAAACTTTCCAACGTGTGATACTATTATATTTTTTGATTTGTCTGTTATGTGTTCTAGTTGATTTCTAATGTGCCACTTTTGATGATCATAATACATGGTATTTCTATTATAGCATTGAACTGATTCTTTAACAAAAGTATCAAATGTTACTACACCATTAGTTTTTGTATAATTATTATATTTACATGATTCTCTAGTTAGCCATTTCCAATTCGATACATATCTGTCCCAAGGATTTCTAACTATCGCTATAGACCAAACATTATTGTAAAATTCTGGACCTAATACTTTTCGAAAATGTTCTGCTCTGGATAAGTTAAAATTTAAAACATTTCCAATATTTTGATGATATTCAATATGATTTTTATACATAGGATGATTTTCTGTTATAACTGTATTTTTAAAATTTGATAAAACATTTTCAAAACTAGTCCCACCAGTCTTCGGGATGTGTATATACAAAATTTTCATTTTACGCTCTCAAACATTAAGTCACCACTATCAGAAAAACTAGACATAAAATTAATAACTTGATAGCCTTTATCTGCCATATAGCTTATTGTTTCTTGCCTAGACATTGCTCCTTCATATTCTTTTTCACCATATTCAATCCAAATATATTTTATTTTATGTATGCTATCACCCATACCTGTCAATACATTTTTTTCTGATCCTTGCACATCTATCCAAGCTAAATCTAATTTTTCTATATTATTTTGTTCTGCCCAATCATCAAATCTTACAACTTGCACTTTTATTGTTTCATCTAAAATATGTTTATATCCTTTTTTTAATGATGAAGATCCAGAATTACCGAGTTTATATTTTTTATAATCATCGTCACTAATCCAATTATATTTTTCTGGAGTTTTTATTTCATTTGGCTTATAGCTTTGGTAAAAATTCATTTCTCCATTTTTATCTGAAAAAGCTACTTCATAAAGTTTGATATTTTTATTTTTAACATGCTTTTTAAATATTTTTATACATCTGGGATCAGGCTCAATACAATAAATTGTAGGGTCTTTAAAGACTTCACAAAACCTCATTGAATCCTCACCAAAATGAGCGCCAATTTCAACTATAACAGGATTTTCTTTTGCTAATAAATCTTTGAATATGTGAAACTTTTTTTTATATTTTTTCATAATACTCATATGCTTTACAACTCACAAACGGGCGGCATTGTTAATTTATGTTTATTAGCTAAATGTCTTTTAGAATAAATTTCAAGAACATCCTTTTGTCTATCAGTTAAGTTAAAATTTTGTTTTTTATGTTTATCATAATATTGCAACGCCCATTCTAATTCTTCATAAGAAGCACCAATTTGATCTTCATCGCTCCTATTATCTTCCCAAAGGCCATCTGTAGGTGTTGCATTAGTTATTTCAGATATAACACCAAGTTTCACTGCTAAATTTTTAACTTGTGATTTTAAAAGATTTGCTATAGGACTTAAATCAACACCACCATCACCATATTTAGTGAAAAAACCTATACCATAATCTTCAACTTTGTTTCCAGTGCCAACAACTAACATATTATTTGTATTTGCAACTGAGTACAAAGCAGCCATTCGCATTCTTGATTGAAAATTAGCTAGTGCTAATTTAGATCTGCACTCAACTGCTTTCGAAAATATTTCAAAAGATTTAGAAAGATCAAATGTTTTTTGTTTAACATTAGGAAAAATATCACACAACCAATCCATGTGCTTTTGTGATCTAGAAAGTTGATCAATTTGTTGGTTAATAGGCATCCCAACTACAATAACAGGTTTTTTTGTATGGGCACACAGTGTCGATGTAAGAGCTGAATCAACACCGCCAGAAACACCAACAACAAAACCATTGCAATTAGAGTCGTTACATTTTTCTAATAGCCACTCTACTATTTTATCTTTATCGTAATTCATATTTAAACAAATCCCCATAATTTTTTTTAATTTGTTTTATAACTTCTTCTCTCTCTCTAATCGTAACATTGTAACCTTTTTTTGCTATTTCAACTGCAAAAAAAAGCTGTTGTGATTCTTCTAACATAGTCGACTCTGGTTTGTAGGTGACACTATCAAATATAACCGGTTCTGAGATTTTTTGATTTTCACAAAAATGATTTACTTGATTTTTTAAATGTAATTTATTACTATCATCAGAAGCTATACTTATCAATGCTTGTGAATTTTTATCTTTAGCAAATATAGCTAAAGCGCGGTTATCTCTAGGAAAACAAGGGCCTCCATATCCAAATCCATATTTTAAATACTTGCCGCCAATCCTGCTATCACTACCAATCGCAGACAATATTTTTTCTGGCCTTGATTTCGCAGATAAAGCTATATCACCTATCATATTAGCGTATGCTATTTTAGTCGTTAAAAAACAGTTTAAAGATATTTTACATATTTCAGCCTCTGTTCTGGTCATCCTATGAATACGTGGGTTATTAAGAGTGTGCTTAATATATATTTCTTCTAAAATATCACCAGCTTCTTCTGAGGCCTGGCCAATAAGAACCATATCAGGATTTGCTTGGTCTTTTAAAATAGTTCCTTGCGCAATAAATTCTGGATTATAACTAACCTCATAATTGTATTTATTTAAACGATCTTGTACTGTATCACAATATTCTGGCATTGTTGTACATCCAATAATCAAATGTTTTTTATTTTTTTGAAATCCAAAATTTTTGAGGTCTTGTACAAGCTTATCTACTGAAGAATGATCGTATCTTCCATTTTTCAATGAAGGTGTTGCTACAAAAACAAAAATATTATTTGAGTGGTTTAGCGCAGCTGCAAGTGATGTAGTAGCTTTAAAATTTGTGCTTTTTAGTAAAAGCTGCTCTACATTTTTTTCATCACTCTTGAAAGTCTTATCGTTTATTTTGTTAACATATTCTTCTGATATATCAACTCCTAAGACATTATATCCAGACTTTTCTAAAGTTAAAGAAAAACATAAACCAAGTTTACCTATGCCAATAATGCTAATGTTGTTTCTCATATTTCCTCTCTAAAATTTTTTTAAAATATCTATATAATTGCTGCGCTCTGTTGTCCCATGTATGATTATTGTGAAAATCTTGAAACGCATTGCTTATTATTTTTTCTGATTCTTGCCAATTATTTAAATAATAATAAAACTTATCTAAAAAATTGTTTAAATTATTATCAAAAGTTACACAATTTTTTCCATCAACCAAAATAGTTTCATATATTTTAGGTATTTCGCTACAAAATAATAAAGTGTTTGACATGCCTATTTCATAATATCTACCAGTTATTTCCTCAAAAGGTGCTGGGGTGGCTATCCACATTCTACATTGATTTATTTTTTTTGCATACTCTTCATAAGTTGGTAGTCTTTTCGACGCGTCGTCAGATCCGTTTAAAAAAGTAGACAAATTTTTTTCTTTCAACAATATTTCTTGTGCTCGTGATCGTATATTAAATGATTTAAAAGCACCTTCAACATACAACTTATTATCATGCAGTGCTCCACTAAAACCAATGTCATATATTTTTTCTAATTTTCTATCATAGAAAACTTTTTCATCTCCTGCCTGGGAGAGAACCTTAAATTCTATACCAGTTGTTTTTTCATATTCTTTACAATTTGGTATGGATGAAATTGCTGCAGTAAATTGTTTTAAAAAATTTAATTTTTCTGATAAGAAATTTTGAGGCTTGTATAAAAACCCTACACATGGTATATCAATATCTTCTGTTTTTAAATTTTTCGAAAAATAAGGGGGACTTAATGCAAAATAGCCCATCCCAAAATATATTATATCTGGATTAAAGCCCTGCTCTCTAACATGTGTCAAAGGTTCATAAATATTGTTAAAATTTATTGACTGATATAGAAAACAATCGGTATATTTTTTTAGTTCATCATATAAATAATCATAATGCTTATATGTTTTTGATAAGGAAGTGTGAACTCTTGGATCGATAATTAAAACTTTCATATAATTTGTTTTATAAATTTGAATTTTTTACGCTCGGCGCATAGTTTTGAATATGCCTAAACATACCTTGATTGTGAAAGCCAGTTTTAACAAGGTCTAAGTTATATATTTTTTGTTGTATAATATAAGCAAAAAAAGTCATAATTTCATTATCGCCCCACCTATGCTTATATATACCACCACTCTCATTCACAGCATTTATCCATTTTTTCCATAAGCTAGTTTTAAAAACCTCAGTTTTAATTACATATGTATCGCACCATTTAATATAATGATATCTTGTTTCTGCTTCAGGATCTTCTAATAGACTTTGTAATATTTTTGAGCTTGGTTTTATATTATTTTGCAACAAAAAATTTTTAGTAAATTCCCACAGACCAACTCTAGTATCTTTATGTCCTTGATGTGGGTGGCCATTTTTTAACCTTTGTCCTACGTCATAAGCTCCAATGTATTCTTTTTGATTGGCTATAATTTCAAATGGATCTTTTTGTATAGGCTTTTCATATCCAGCCTCATCATCATGAGTCATAATGTAATCATACTCATGTAATTCTGTATTTTCATAGCCATACATATTACTAGTAAAGTTACACATATGTAAGTAACCTTTTCTTTGTATGGGAAAACTTCTTGCAACATACCAAAGATTTGTTCTGTTGTAATATAAATCTGATTCTGCTATAAAAGATGGAGTTCTATAGGGCACTTTTTTAAATATAACTTTTTGTTTATTATGCCTTGTAATTCTTTTTTGAACATCTATAGAATCGTATATATCATCGAAATAATGCACATAAACAGGATAATCATAATTCTTATTATACATATCCCATAAACTTTTTAAACTATGCTCAACACACCTATTTCTAGATGAAATATAAACTATACAAGCATTTAGCTTACTCATTTTTTGCCTCTAAAAATATTGTATCTTACAATAATCATATATTTCAGTTATTAACTGTAACACTTTTTTTGTTTCTTGTAAATTAAAATTTTCAATATTATTATATAAATTTGGATGATTTGGACAAGATCCTGCATAAGATCCATAAGAGTTTGGGCTAACAATTTTATTATTAAAATTCATAAAATTATTTATCTGTATAGTTTTTTCTTCACTATTAAATTTTATATCTTCTACAACATTCATTGCTTTTCCACCTAATTTAATATAACCTATATCCGTTAGTAAACTAAGGCTACATTCTAAATTATGTGGCTCGCTAGCGATTGTTATTTCTATATTGCCACCATATTCACCAAAATCTAAATTAGCATATAACGTATCTTCAATGTCAACATTTTTATGCTTAGTATTATACGTTTTAGCATGGGCAACACTTGGCTTTCCAAGTAAATAACAAAGAATATCTAGATAATGAATACCGCACTCATGCAATATGCCTCCACCAATTTTTGGCTTGCCTCGCCAATCATCAAAATATTCTTTTGGTCTTTGCCACCTTTGTGTTAGATTAAAACCTCTTATTCCACCTATTAAATTATTATCGATTAAATATTTTAAATTTTGCACGGCTGGATTAAGTCTAACTTGCAGTACAGCGTAAATTTTTTGCTCATGATTACTAGCAACTGTCTGCAAAATATCTAAATTTTTTGGATTTAATACTGCCGGCTTTTCTATAAGAGCGTCACATCCGTTTTCAAGTGCATAGATGCAATGATCAAAATGAAAAGCATTTGGGCTTGCAATTACAACAAAATTAATATCCTCTTTATCTATCATATTTCTATAATTTTTATACTTTTTTACATTTTTTGGCACTCTAATATTTAACAGTGTCAGTTCGTCTGTATCACAAACACTTACTAGGTTATATTTTTTATTTTGATTAATTGCTTCAAAATGACGAGAAAAAATTTTTCCACACCCAACAACACCTATATTATATGTCATAAGTTTTTTCTCTAATTGATTTAGCCACTTTTTCTGCAATTGGGCAGTCACCTGATATACCTTTCTTTACATAAATTGGCTGTTCATAAACTACATTTGGGTAATGACCTTTTTCTGGACCTCTAAAACCAAGCTCGGCTTTGACTCCTTCCATATGAAGCTTCATTTGTTCATATGCCATTAAACATAATGGCTCAGCTAGTCTAAAGTTAAATCCAATATATTCATGATTATACTTTCCAACTTGACCCTGGTCGCATATTGACCTAATCTTTTCATGATCTAGCTTAGAATTTTTTGGTATACATATCATTCCGCCCTCAAAAGTAGAAATGTTTTTGGTTTTGTAAAAACTAAAAGTTCCTACATCTGACATCATACCTGCATGATTACCGCAGTGGCAGGTTGCCCCAAATGCTTGTGCCGTATCTTCAATTACAACAAGATTGTGTCTTTTTGCAATATTGTTTATCTTTTCCATATCACAAACTCTTCCATAAAGATGTACTGGAATAATGGCTTTTGTATTTTTAGTTATCGCATTTTCAATTTTTTGTGGATCGATCAACAAAGTATTAGGATCAATATCAACAAAAACTGGTTTTGCGCCGGCGATAAGAATAGCGTTTGAAGTGGCGATAAAAGTAAAAGGTGTTGTTATAACCTCATCACCAGGCTGCAAATCCATTGACCATAGCGGAGCTATTAAGGCACTAGTACCATTATTAACTGCGATACAGTCTTGTAGATCATAAGTTTTCTTGACATAGTCTTCAAATATATCTCTAATGACACTAGGCATAATAACTCCAACAATGCTTATTAATCATTGCAATCGATTTTGATGCTTGTTGATTTTTAATATCTCTAGTAAGACCGTTATCACCCTCAAACTCTCTATGGTGATACATCATTGCATCTGGATTAAATTGATATTTAAAGCCCTGATAAGCCAGCCTTGCTATGAATTCTTGCCCACAACCTCCGTATCCTACAAATCTTTCTGAAAACATACCACATCCAATCCAGTCTTTAGTTAGCATACAACAATTGTTCTCAACTATTCTTTCAACTATAGGATTTTCTTTTCGAATGCCATATTTTAATAGTGTTTTTTTCATTTTTGCATGTAAAGAATCACTTGGGTCATGTGAGTTTCTATAGCCTCCAGTTAAAACTCCTTTTTTAACACTACTTTTATGTGCTTGAATAAAGCCTTCAACCGGAAAACTATCATCATCTAAAATAACTATTGCTTCTCCCTTACACTCTATCATTGCCATATTTCTAGCTTTAGCTAAACAATAATCTTTAGTTTCTAAAGTATCAACCCATCTAATTGAAAAATTAGAATCATAGTTTTTCAACATTTCAATAGTGTCGTCAGTTGAGCCATCAATACCAACTACAACTTCAAAATCCATATCAGTTTGTTTTTTAAAACAATCTAAGTTTTGTTTTAAAACATCTGACCTATTAAAAGTAGAAATAACAACCGACATTAACATTACAGGTACCTCTGCGTAAATTGTTTTGCGTGTTTTAAAGATAATCTTTCTTCAACTGTGAGGGCATAGTAATCTGATTTTAAATGAAAAACTCTAGATGTTTCATCAGGAAAAACAGCAGATACAATTTGCTCCGGTAAATTTTGTACATTAAAATTTTCAGATTCAATTGTTAAAGATAAAGCTGGACTTTCACAATGTTTTAAATCAGTGGTCCTTTGCAGTTTGCTAATATTTGTTATCCATTTTTCTATGAAAGTGATACTTTGATCTACATTAATAGCACCAAAAAAAGATCCTATATGTTTCGAAAAACCATCTCTATTTCTATCACAAGCAACTAAATCAGCATTCCAATCAATTAAGTCTTGAAAATTATCAACAAAAATAGAATCTGAATCAATCATAAAAGTAGGCAAATTTGTTTTTTGTAAAATAGACAATAAAAATTTTGTTTTTGAGTAAGTGTTTTTTTTCCATCCATCATCATGTATTTTATCTGATGATATCTGCATGCCAGTATCCATTATTTCAATTTTTGGAAAATAATTTAAATGCTTTTTAGTTTCTTCGCTTAGACCGGTATCAAAAACATATATTTTTTCTACCATTTTAAGATCTGTTAGCTCAAATAATGAATTAATAAACAATTTTATAAAAGAAGAATAATTTTCATTTGCAACTGTTAAAATATTATGCTTCATCAATCCAGCCAATTATTTTTTCTAATGCTTCGTCTCTCATATTTTTTACCTCATCAATTAAGCTTTGTCCACTTAAAGAAAAATATTCTTCATGAGCAACCCCAATTAAATCTTTTTGAGATACAAACTTCATATTTAACATTTTTGCTTCTATAGCCACTCTAGGTGTAGGCTCAGGATGCCCTGTCATAAAAATTAAACCACTGTATTTCGACAATAAATTAATAAATTCAGTATAATTTTGTGAGCTGATTAAGTCATAATCTAGATTATTTTTCTTGCAAAACTCAACAGACTCTTTGGTTTTTTTAATTTTATTGTTGCTTTCGATTACAGCAAATTTTTTAATTTTTTGTTGATTTTGAAGACTTTCAAATAGTTCTAAATCTTCATCATGCCACATACTACAATTGATATTAACTATATTATCAAGCTGTAAATTTTTATCAAAAATATCTCGATGCATTTTGCTTAAACATATTATTTTTTTTGCAGCTTGATAAAAACTTAAATTAACAAAGTTTTTTTGTGGCACTTTAAAATCTTCAAAAAATATTGGATTTCTTGCATCAATAAATTTATAGTCATGTTCATAAATTAAATATTTACATTTTTTAGCCAAAATAGCTTTATGTGTATTTCTAAGACCAACAAAATTTGATATAAACCAGGTTTTATTTAAATTATCTTCTATGAATTGTTCTGTAAGATTTGAAGTATTAACTTTTGCAAATAGCCTGTTAGTATTATTAAAATATTTTATAACAACATCGTCGTGTAATTCAGCTCCACCTGTATGTTGATTAGAAAAAAAATCAGCTATGAATATTATGTCTTTCATTTTACTCCGGTTTAATTATAATCATGCCATAACCTCTAGGATTTTCTTCTAAAGCATTCTGAAGAAAACCTAAACTTTTATCTTTATCTAAAGAAGATTTAGATGGTTTAAATTTTTTCTTATTAATACTAAGCATATGATCATCAATTGTTCTTCTAAAAGGAGAAAAATAATTATCTGGCTCATCAGTAAAGATAAGATTAGATGGTATAATATCTGTGAAAGTATTTTTATACATAAGAGCCACATCACTATCATATTTTACATCATGAACTGCTATAAAATCGATTTTTTCTTTAAAATTTTCTAGTAAAAATACTGCAAATTCTCCAGCATGCTTACCTTTAGGTCCATCTATAAAAATAGCAGTTTTTTTAATAAATGGCTTACTTAAAATTTGTGGCAGTAAGTGATAAGAATCACCTTTTAATAACTTAGTATTTTTATACTTAAGCATTCTGTTTCTTACATATTCTTCACTATCAGGATAAACTTTATAGTTATCAATGCTGGTTAAAAGTAAATTTGGAAACAGGTTAGCTAACATTTCTGTTGATCCGCCATATGCAGTGCCAGACTCTAAAATAGTACGACTTTTACATTCATTAATAACACTATACAAGGCAAAGGCTTCACTAAACATTATTCCTCTAGGTGTTAACCAAGAATCAGTAATTATTTCTTTAAAATTATTTATGTATTTTTCAAAATCATATTTCAAAGCTGCTCCATTTGCTCTATTTTAGCCAACCATTTTTCTAGCTCAGGATCTGGCTCATATATTAAATTACACATTTTTTCATACGTTTTTTGTTCTTCAAATTCTTCGCAAACCCACTTTTGAAGCTCTCCTGCTCTTTTTAGAAATCTACCATAGTCTTTGTAAATTTCTTCTAGGTTCATCTTAATAGAGCCATCTTCAGGAAAAGCCCATTTAGAGTCTTTAACAATAATATCATTCCAGACAGCTTCATCTTGCACCGGACCAAGATTGTATGAAATTTTACTAAACATATGCTTTTTCTTTTCTTTACCATTTTTTTGCTTTACAGGCTTATAAAGAAAATCCAAATGACCGGACCAGTCAACAGCCATGACAGGTAATTTATAGTAAGCTGCTTCAAAAAGAGGTAAGCCAAAACCTTCGCCATGAGCTGTACTAACCATAGCTTTTACTTTAGGGTGATTATATAGCCCAGACATCTCATGATCAGATAAAAATCCATGCAGTAGGTATATTTTACACTTCTTTTCACCATATTTTGAAGTTAGGTGACGAAAATTACTAATGGTATTAATTCTATCTATTAGGGAATTTTTTGCCATATTAGCTTTAATAATTAAACCAACATTTTCATTATCTCTAAAAGTCTCAACAAAACATTTTATTAACTGATCGATATTTTTTCTAGGGCTTAGTTGTGCAACACACAAAAAATTGAAATCAGTTGTTAGATTTAAATCTAATTTAACAGGGTCAAATTTTCTTACTGGATAGGTAAGATACTCAACAGGCACTTGGCACTTGTACGGAACTTTCTCACCTGTATCTTGTCTAGTAGCTTCATAAACAGTATTAACTAAGGAATCTTTTGAATGTTTACTAATTGTAATAATTTTATCCATTAGATATGTTTTTTCAATCCACTTGGCTGAAACTTTATCAGTCTCCATACCAGCAGTTACACCTATATTGACAGGCGCTAATTTTTCCCATTCATTTGGAATTGTAACCTGAATAGACATATCAAATTGAACGTCTCCACTTTGAGTATAGGAAATTGTTTTTTGTAAAATCTCATCCATCCATCTTCTTTCTTCATCATCCTGCCATTGCCAACTAACTTTTCCCCATGTAATAGGGTGAGCGTATATATCAAAAACGTCTTCTTTAGTTCGAAGCGCTCGCAAAACAGTTCTTGCATGGTGTCCATACCCAGATTGAGTTAAAAACGGACCTCTTAAAAATACTTTTTTCATATTAAACCTCTAACAACTCCCAAGTTTTATAACCAGTTCTATTTTCCCATGAACCAAATTTTTGATGTACTTCATCAATAAGAATTTTCCATTGATGTTGAAAATGTTTATAATTGTAATTTTTAAGCACATGCTCTCGACCAAGATGGCCTAAGTTTTTTCGCTCCTCAGAAGTCATGTTAAAAAGTTTTTCTAAAGCATCAACAAAATCATCTTCGTTTATTCTATCTTCATAGATATAAGGTATCTCTTGTGAACCAATAACAGCTTTTGAAGAAGGCTGCAGCCCTACACCGAACCATTGCTCACCATCTGTAACTTGCTCTTGTAAACCACCAGTCATATTAACAATGATTGGTGTGCCGCATGATAATGATTCCAATGTAGCTAAACCAAAACCTTCAGCATCAGAGATATTAACTGTAACATCGGCCATATTATACATGGCAGCTAATTGCTGATGCCCAACCTTATCTTTTGAAAATTGAACTTCTCCATTAACAAGGCCTAAGTTATTAATCTGTGCGACCAAATCAGGTCCATTTGGATCTTTTGGGTCGGTATGTAGAATTAACCTCGCCTTATCTCTACCAACTTTATCTAAAAATTTATTATACCAATATATTAAACTACCAGATTGTTTTCTTCTAGCATTTCTATTATTCCAGAAAATAGTAAATTTATTATCTTCAAAACCAGATTTTTGTTTTAATTCTTGAATTTCATCATCAGATAATGGACTAAATATTTCTGAATCTACTGCGTGAGGTAAATAAGTTGATCCTATATCAGGAGAAACTGTTTTTACGATATCGTGCGTTACTTTTGATATGCAAGCAACATGGTCACAAGAGTCATACCATACTTTATTAAAATCAGGATAGGGATAATTATCCCAAACATGATAATAAACCATTGGCATTAATGGTCTAATTTCATCTTCCATTTCCCAAAGCCATGCAAAGAATCTTGGATCAGTCATAAACCAAAGTAAATCTGGCTTCTCTGTTCTTAAAATAGACCTTACAGTTTCTTGAGTGCCATATCCATCAACTGGATAAATTATCCAATCATCTTCATATGGAGAAATTTTTTGAGGTTGATAGTCAGCATGTTTAATTGCACCACCAAAACAAACAAAAGAATATTCTCCAGTTTTAATTAAGGATTCAATAAAATTTCTTGTTTGATTTCCGACACCTGATGGAGAAAGAGGGTGATCAGAAATAACAAATATTTTTGTTTTTTTATTCATTTTTACTCACAGTATTTTGTTTTATAAAATTCACAACCATAGCCTGACGTGCAAGAAAGGCGATTTTTAATATGATTGTTTCTTGTTATATTGTATACTGCTTTATTTAATAAGTTAAGAGCGTTATCAGTTTTTTTTTGCCCACTAGTAACTCGAAATATTTCAACGTTATTAGTCTTGGCAGTTCTTTTTAAAAGAGCAAAATAAGTTTCAATATTTTTAGGATCAATATTATGTTTTGAGGCAAAAAAGTTTTTATAAAGAGTTATTTGATAATTTATAATTCTATCTGTTTTCTTTTTTGAATCCCATCCCCAAGAACAAGTTTTCCAATCAATAACATGATATTTTTGATCTGGAGTTTTAATAACTAAATCAATAAAACCTTTAAACATCATAGTGCTGTTTTCAATTGGAATCATTAATTCTTCTTCTACAGAAACAACTTCAAATTTTTTAAAAGTTTTTTTTAAGGCAGGTAAAATAAAATTAACTAAATTTTTTGCCTGCAGACGCATATCACTAATAAGTTTTTTTTTAAGATCGACGTTTTTTTCAGTTAATAATTTAAGTTCTTCTAAAAATTTAACATTAAATTCTTGAATCATATCAACCTTATCATCAACGACAGCTAATTCACAGACATGATGTATCGCTGTGCCAAAAGCAGTATACTCATTTCCTAAAAATTGTTTTACATTATCTTTATAAATTAACTTGTGCTTATAAGGGCACTCACTCCATATTTTCATCTCTGAAAAAGAAATATGTGTTCTCATGATTTTTTATTTTTGGTCGTAGTAGTTTTTTTAGTAACTTGTTTTTTAGCCACTGTTTTTTTAGGTTTTGGTATTTCTAGAGGCTCCAGTCTAAATTCATATACTTGTTCACAAAGCGCCTCTACATTATTATCTAAACCTTTAGAATTAATTAAACATTGACCAAGCTTATGTGTTGGAGGACATACATAATTTTCATCTACAATTTTTTTAACATCATGCCAACCCAAGAAAACTCTTTCTTGTCCATAGGTTTGTCTTTTTTTAATTCGAATTGTTGCCCTCATTAAGTTTTTTTCTAAATCATTTGTAAAACTAAATTCCATTATATATCTCCTTTATTAATTTTTTCTATTAAAAGATTTATTTTACTATAAACATAAGGACAAATTCTTTTTGTTAAATTTCTATCACCTAAAAAATATTCTTCAAAAGCAGTAGCAAAATACTCTCTAAAAGATGTAATTGAATAGGGATTAATAAATACATCAGCAAACATTACATGTAAAGAATCATAACCTATATCTTCATATAAAAATTTGTCAAACTCTTCTGTATACTCTAAATTATAAAAATCTACATTTGAAACATCATAATCATATGTCTCTAATCTATTTCTTAATTTAGCTCTTTTAAGAATAAATTCTTTTTCTATCGAGTTGTCTTCATAAATATACTGTCCATATTTGTCTTCAACAGCATGAGCAATTTCATGAATTATATCATCTAGTAAATCCTCTTCATCATCTTGTACATTTAAAATGTATAAAGTATCATCAGCGAAAACAGCATTAATATTTTTTGAAGTTAAAAATTCAAAATCACCTATGTATACAGCATCAATTAAATTTATAAATGAATCTGGTAATATATATTTAACTTTTTGAAACACATTTTCTAAATTAAAATTTTCTGTTTTTGTTTCTATAGGATCTTTTACAATTACCTGCATCCCAAACATATTTTTTTCAACAAGATTTTTATTTTTCATATATTCAACAATATTATTTTTAAACATTTTGTTTACTAGTTTGTTCTTCTACAAGTGAGCGACCAGTATCAACATCATCTAGCGCTTGTTGATAGCCTCTAACCCAATTTTCTTCTGCTATAGCTAAGATAAACTCTGGAAATTCTTTTGCCATTGTTTGTATAATCATTTCAATGGTTACTAATTTATTTTCAGGATTTATTTCTTCACCAACATACTCTACTAAAATATTTTTTAAATCATTGCTCGGCTCAACTTCCTGAGACAAAGTTGGATTAGTCTCAAAACTTTTCGCATCTAAAACTTTCATTATAATACCTTTGAAGCTAAGGTGGCTACTTTTGATCTTTCTCCCTTTACAAGAGTCATATGTCCAGATAATTGATGGGATTTAAATTTTTCAACTGCGTATGATAAACCATTTGATGTTGAATCTAAATAAACACTATCTATTTGTTCAATATCTCCTGTGAGAACTATCTTAGTATTTTCACCTACTCTTGTAATTATAGTCTTTAATTCATGAGTTGTTAAGTTTTGTGCCTCATCAATTATAATAAAAGCATTAGAAATGGATCTGCCACGAATATAAGTTAAAGCTTCGATTTGTATAACACCATTTTCAAAAAACATTCCCATAGAATCTTTCTTACCATTTAAAAGATGATCGATATTATCTTGAATTGGCATTAGCCATGGCCTCATTTTTTCTTCCATCGTACCAGGTAGATATCCAATGTCTTTTCCTAAAGGCTGTACAGGTCTAGAGATAACTAATTTTTTATGTTTTTCTGCATCTAATACTTGGTCTAACCCGGCTGCAATTGCTAACAAAGTTTTTCCACAGCCTGCTTTACCAACAAGAGTAACAATTGGTACTTCTGGGTCTAATAAAACGTCTAAAGCAAACATCTGTTCTTTATTTCTAGGTTTAAGCCCCCAAACATCATTTTTCATTTCCGAGACTTTTGAAAGAGGAATATCATAATTTTTAAACCTTACTAAGGCAGTTTTTTTCTCATTTGCATTTGAAACAAGCATTAAAAACTGATTTGGTAAAAATCTTCCTTCTGATTTTTCGAAGATAATTTTTTCACCAGCATATATCTGATCTATTAATTGATCATCGACTAAATGTTTTTTAAAGCCTGTATAAAGTTTATTTAAATCTGTAACAACTTTATTTGAAACATAATCTTCCGTTAGAATACCTAATGCGTCACATTTAACTCTCATGTTAATGTCACGAGTTACAACTATAACTTTACGTCTAGGGTTGTTTTTTTGCTCAGTAATAGCAGTGGTAATAATCTCATTATCAGCACTTTTCAAATCACAAGCTGGAGGTAAATCATTTATATCATATCCTCTTACAGATAATATACCTTTGCGTTTTGCAATTCGAATCCCTTTATGCAAATTGCCTCGTCCTCTAAAATCATCTAAAGTTCGTATAACTGCTCTTGCATTTAAACCAACTCCATCTTGTCTTTTTTTATGTTTATCAATTTCATCTAAAACTTTTAAAGGCACAACTATATCATTATTACCGTATTCAAATATAGAATTTGAACTGGTTAAAAATACATTCGTATCAAGCACGTAAATTTTTTTCATGTGTTACTCTTTGGCGTATAACTAGTTAATCATATAATGACCAAATATTTAAAGATTATATTATTAGTTTTTATATGCACTGTATTAAATAGTTGTGCAATACAAACAAATGTTATTAAGTCTTTAGAAGATGCAAAAAAATCTGTTTTAAAAATAGAAACTTGGGCTAGACTAGGTCAATGCAATGAAAGAACAATGTCATGTGGTGAATATGAAATGCTTTCAATGGGTACCGGTGCAATAGTTCTTTACAAAAATTCAAAAACAGTGTTAACTGCTGCTCATGTCTGTAAACAAGAAAGCTTCGAAGAATTTATAGAAATTAACAAGGGTCATTTTTATTTAAAAGCAGTCGATCGAGAAGGCAAAGAGTATATACTAGAAAGAATAAAGCATAATAAAAAACAAGATATATGTCTTCTAGAAAGTGTTTCAGGGCCATTAGGTGATGGGCAGTATCTCAAGTTATCAGTTAAAAAACCTGAGTACGGTGAGCATGTTTATAATATAGCTGGCCCACTAGGAATAATAGAAGGAGATATGGTGCCATTAATGCACGGTCAGTTTTTTGGAGAACATGACAGCCATGCTTTCTATAGTATTCCAGCCATTGGGGGTTCGTCTGGTTCTCCGGTTTTAAATTCTAAAGGAGAGCTAATTGGCATGATTCATTCTGTGCATTTTCGATTTCATCATATAACTCTTTCTGCAACTCATGCTCAGCTTTGGAATTTTTTAGCGCATGTACGTAATCATACATTACAATTCCAGAACTCGTCCCAACATTAAGACTTCGAACAGAGCCATACTGTGGAATTTCAACACATAAATCAGCTAATTCTATGGCTTGTTTAGTTAGGCCTACTCCTTCCTCACCAAAAAGCATTAAAGGTGGTTTTTCTAAAGATAGCCAGTTAAATTTGCCTAATTTATGTGTTTTAGATACATTGTTCTCAATTGCAACAATGGTATAATCATTTTTTAGATTTATAAGCTGTTGTAAACCACGTTGAAGGTGTGCAAAGTGAATATAATGATGAGAGCCCACTGTTCCACGTCTGTCAAAACGTTTCTTGCCCACGTAAAAAACTTCTCTAGCACCGAAAGCATTCGCATTACGAATGAGAGTACTAATGTTAAAATCTCCTTGCCAATGTTCCATGCAAACTGCGAAGGAGTTGGAATTTCTTTGGAGATCTTTCTTAATCGATTCTGTAGACCAGTTTTTATATTTGTCAACAACATTGCGGGTCCACATACTCCAGCGTTCAGACATCATCAGCACCTATAGTAACTATATCACAATCATTTAAATCTGCAAACATTTTGTGTTGTTTATCTTCAATTGCAATAATAGCATCTTGAACAGTATCGTGCTGTCCACAACTTTCATTTGGGTAAGAAACAGCGTTATATTTTTTTATTAACCTATCATTAACTGATAAATTAATTGTTTTATCTTGTCGGATCTTATTCCAATCTATATCTTGCTTTTCTTTTATTTCTAAAAAAATATGACCTAGACATCTTCCATCTTTCCAGACATACTTTTTTGAAGTTAAGAAATTATCTTTTTTTAATTTATAATTCATAACATTAATATGGTTGGCCCAACGGGACTTGAACCCGTGACACCCACTTTATAAGAATGGCGCTCTAACCTGCTGAGCTATGGGCCAGTATATGTATAATATAACATATTTTAACCCTTAGTAAATAAAAATTAGTCTAATAGCAGCTTAATTTGCTTATTAGACTCTTCATTTAACGAACTTTCTTCATTAAGCTCTTGATATTGTAAAGAAGCAAGATGAGGATATTTTTCAAACACTTGCGGTAGGGTCAAACATTCTTCCACTTGTATTTTTCTTATTTCTTTTGCGACTTTTCCCATTCTTTTTTTCCTTAATTATTTCGTCTTTAGTTAAATTTGGATCCATCCTTATTTTAACTGCAAATTTACTTTTAGAAGGCATCCATTTTATTTTTGCTTGCATTCCTTCATATATTGGATTTTCTTTCCAAATTCTAAGTAATTTACTTCTAATAGCATCAGCTGATTCAAAAGTATCATGAAAGCTTTCATTTTTCCATGGCTTATTTACACTCAATGTTTTCTCCTTATAATATATAATAGCAATTTATATTATACATTATAATATTATATTAATAATAGTTAAATATTAATTAATTTTAATCTTAAGTTTTTTAGCACTAGATTCTTCTAGAAGATCCAATATATTTGTTTTAGCGCTAGGTCTTTGAGATCGCTGAAATTGTTTAGTTCTTTCTGGCTTATAATCTGGATCCATTTTTTTTCTTACATTTCTATGGATTGATTGTTCCCACCATGTAGGATCCATTTCTTCTAATTTATTATTAAGCTTTTCTATATTTTCTTCATTTTTTTTAATTTGTTTTTCTATCTCTGGATCCGTAGCACCTTTTAAATCTTGTTGATTTCTAAGTTCATAGTTTTCTTTATCAAGATTATTGATATAATCAATAACAGCGTCTCTATTCTTTACGTTCCATTTTGTTTTATCAATAAAACTTTGATTTTTTTCTCTAAGAATTTCTAACATAAGATCACCAAATTCTTTATCATAACCTACTTGAGTTGCTATTTCTGCAAAAGCTCCAGCTCCACTTTCAATTGAAGTTATCATACCCATGGCCATTGTATCACCAACATAAGTTTTAAATTGATCATAATATTTATCATATGTTTCACTAAAAAAATACATAGTAAGAGCTATAGCAGCTGCACGAATTGCAATACCAATACTAACCGCAGCTGCTCCAGTACCACCAAATGGATTAGCAATTAAAGCTATCCAAAGAGCATTTTTAAACAAACTAAGGCTTTTTTTACCGCCTAGATCATCTAAACGCAGTCCTCTGGGCGCTTCAGTATGTAGCTTATCTAAATTATCAGCAGCTTCATTATATAACTTCTCTGCGCCAGCGTAATAAAATCTGAGACCCTCTAAACGTCTTCTTTTAATTGGATTTGGAGTTTTGTTAATCTCTACTAATATATCATCCACTCTATCTTTAGCCGCAGCTGCTCTATTTTTAAACCAATCAATTTGATCTTTAACATCTTGACCATGGTATCTTGTTCTTGCTTGTGCAGATCTAGGATCAGGCCTTCTTTCACCTGTTGTTCTTACACCTTCAGGATCTGTATGCACATCAAGAGGGCTAGTTGGTGTAATATTTTTTGATAATTTTTGTATTTCAGGATCAATTTTTACTTGCGCTCCAGGTAACAAGGGGGGTGTTTTTTGAAATCTAAATTTTCCTTTACTTAAATAATTTAATGCTCTATCTAGATTTCTAAATGTACCACCAAGCACTGAAGCAGCTGCTCTAAGCCTTGCTTTAGCCCCTGCTGGTAAGACAGATGCACGATTATCTAAGTTTATTAGTCGATTTGAGTATTTAATTGATTTTCTAGCTAGTTTTCTTCTTAGTTTTTCTAAGTCTTTTTGAGCCTTGACTATTGGATCTTTTGATTTAATATTCTTAACA